GTTTCGCTGGGAGTCTGCCAGGACCTGACCCTACCCTCCCGATGCTATAGTTGCGGGATCTCCCACCGTTCTTTTCCCGCAATCACCCGCTTGACAATGCCGATAGCCACGCAACAATGGGCTATCGTTCACACAATCAACCAGGGAGCCGCAATGGATACTCAACGCAACAATCATGGTGGCTATCGTGACGGTGCTGGACGCAAGAAATCGCCCAGCTCACGTCGCCCCACATCGTTCACGCTCACGCGCGATGTCTTTTCCTATCTCCAGACTCTCACCACAAGCCGATCTGACCTAGTCGACGGCCTTATTCGCGAGTCGATAGCGTTCAAACAATGGGCGTCAACACAATCGAAACCACATGATTTATAGCTATTGCCAACAATTCCATAATTTTTGTTGATTGTGGGGTTGATTGTGCCGATAGACTTACTATTATCTTCTCATCGGGACGCATATTCGCGACCGTCGAAACCAGAAACCGAAACCAAGGAACCGCACAATGACAACGAATCAACTCTATCATGGTCTCAACACTCGCTTTGATCGTAGGGTTTCGCGACTCTATCGTCTCGGGTTTCGACTAGAGGGAAACGACTACGGTTCCTTCATGGTCAAAAAAGACAATTGGACGATTAAGACCGTTCCAATGCCGATGATCATGCACGCTTGCAATGCCGATTACCTTCGGTTCCTTGCAAGCCAGCTACTTTCTCGCGGTCGCAAACGTTCCGCACAATCGAATTGATACCCGCTCTCATTTCCGAAACCGAAACCGCTCAAGGAACCGAAACAATGACACTTTCCCAAGCAATCACAGTTTTAAGCAAGGAACCAACAATGTCAGCAACGTACAAACTTCAATCTGGTGGCGATTGGCGAGCCGAAATTCACGACCGATGAGCGATGGACTACGCGAACCTGGACTATTCCCGAAACCGACGAATAACCTCAGTCTGATTTTTGCCTCCCCCCGTCCCGAGAAAACCACCCGAAACCGTTACACAAAAGGAAACCGCAATTATGACAACTTTCCACAAAACAAATCTTGGGTCATTTGGCGACCATCTCCCGTGCGATATGGACGGATTTGTCCACACAACAATTTGCGGATGGATGTCCGCGAATGTCGATTTCGGCGGACAGAAATGGACGCGAGCCGATCGGCTTGAATGGGCGAGAGAAAAGGCAGAAGAAACCAGAGAAGCCCTGAAATTAGCTGAGGCCGGATTGAAAGAATGGCAAAACAGCAATTGATTACGCTTTGACCCACCAGGCCAAACCAGGCCACTGGCAAACACGAGCCGAAATCGTGCAACACGAAACGAAAGAGAGTTTTTTCATGGCTGGATCAAACCCAACATTACCAGCGCTCGATTGCGCAGACTTCGGGATGGTGACATTCACGATCGAAATGAAAGACAGAAATGGAGCCTGGACAGACTCGCTTGGAATAGGTCGCGAACAGTTTTTTACGATTGACGACGCGCGCGAAGCAATCCAACAACTCCACAATCTCGACGACGAATCGTTCCATCGGGATGCCAGAATCATTGATTATGTTCGCGGACCGAACGGACCCGTCGAATATGAATCCATCCCGTTTGTCGGATGATCGAATTCACGATTGAAATGCAAGCCACCCGTTCCAGAAAACCTTTTGCAAGGAAATTGCTTACTATGACACTCGAAAACATCAGAACAGTAACGACGACAGACGGGAATGACACGCGAGAGTTGACGGTCTATTTTGATCCGGATCGCGGTTTTCTTCTCCACGATTCACGCGATATCAATTTCGATTCACTGGAGCCGATTGCAGATGATTCTGATTCATCAATCAGCGACGCAATCCGCGATAACGGTTTCGAGATCGTGAGTGTGACCCAATGAAACCCGAACGCATTTGCGGCACACAATCGACCCTATTCGACTTCGCGCCAAATGGCCAAAAACTGCTATTTAACGGCCTGCCACCCAAACGCGGCAAGTCGGTCGCGACTCAGTCCAGCTTGCTGGAAACGATCACAGACGAATTGCACGAACGCGAAACCGTTCCGATGCTTGGACAGAATCGACTGTTTTAATCAAACCCCTTTCCGGAGAAATTCCCATGTTAGCCGATTTGTATCGTGTCACTGCTGGCGGCTCTTCACTACGATCATTCTTCACGAAAAACGGCGGGTCCGAATACGCTGCTGGTGTCATCAAGAATTCTCACGCCAATATCGGGAACGTCGAATTGCAGGGCCGATGTAGTGAGACTGGCGATTGGCATACACTTCGATCGTTTGGCGTTCCCGCCAATGAATTCAGTCTCAACGATATTCCCGTCACTGTTGTTCCAGCTCTTGCGACTCCCGGCAAGTTTATTGTCGCCTCGCAGCGCACTGGCAATACGCTGAACGATGACAATCGTTTCGGTAGTGACGAACCGCTCACGTATTTCGATTCTGTCGACGATGCGTCCGCTCACGTTCTCAGTCTCAACAAACCTACAAACCCGAGGCAATACGTTCTCGTGTGACCCCGTCCCGAGGAAATCCCGTAAGGAAATCACGATCATGATCACATTACCTAAGCAAGTCGGCCAGCGTGTTGAATTCGAGACCAATGGCGAAAGGTTCTACGTCAAAAAGCACGCACGTGATACTTTCAGCCTCAATTATTCCAGGCCGTACCATAGAAACCGTTGGGGGGATGCCGTGGAAATCGCGTCCGATATCGCGCACGTTCTCGAATTCGGTCGGTTACCCGCTCCCGTTGGCGAACGATGGTAGACACTTCCTTCCGCAGAAACCGATTCAGAAACCGCAACCGCAACCATATTTGAAAGCACACACAATGAAGATCACTTATTCGCATTGCGTCAAATACACTCCAGGTCAATTGGATCGTGCGCCGTTTTCCGCTTATATCATGAAAACTGTCGAGATTGATTTGTATCGTTGTTCAGGTGACTCCACTGACCCTCAAGAATGGTTCAAGATCAAGATTGACGGACAATTTCTGTCATCTGGCGACACTATTGATGACGCTATTTTTGAAGCTCAATATCGGTTAATGGCTTGCTCTCGTGATGTTGCTGTTGGAATGGCGGTGGCAGCATGATCGAAAGCCCTTCCGTGGAAATTCCGCCCGCTCCGTCATGGTTTCGCAAGCTTACGCGCACAACCGACGCTGCCGAGTTTGCCGCAGAACGTTACGGTTTGAATCCCGATGACGTAGAGGCGCTAATGCCGGATGCATACGCGCAATTGAAGCACGAGCGCGACTTGTGGAACAATGCGCGTAAGCGGGCTTGCCAGATGACGGGATTGAACGCGCTCCGATGCAATCAATGGGAAGATTCTGGCCGCGACTTCTCCACACGATACGGTTTCGACTGTTCGGCCAGGGAGATTGCCGACGAACATCCGGAACTCGCAATCGACCGCAATTCCCACGACGTTCCCGCGCTCATTTGGGAACTGATCAAACGTGGCGCACCCGCTCCGCTGCTGAAGTCGAGTCCGGAAGTCGCGTTGCTGGCGGCACAATGGTTATGGAGTGCATCCCCTGCCGAGGAAACCACTGACGACGATCTCGACTGTTCGTTCAACCCCGAGGAATGGTGCGACCCCGTTCCCGTGGAAGCCATACCCGTTATGATGGAAAGCGACGGTGACGATGACAGAACCGCAAATAACGATCATATCGCACGGCGTGACGTTCGCGTGCGGATGCCGGGATATCGTCCGATTGTTCGGCACGAAAACCGATGCGTCTATTGTGGTGGGCTATCTCCGTCAGTTCCGCTGCCACCATTGCGACTCGTCACGGTTGCCGCTCAAGTTCCTGGATCGGCACGCTGTCGAATTCATCAAATCCGAGGTCATCCAGCAACTACAGTCTAGTATCGACCGAAACATGCCACCCGGTCCCGAGGAAACCACCAAATGAGTCTCGAAACCGCACTGGCAATCATCGCCCGCAACCAACGCGACCACATCCATGAACAAGCCGTGAAAGCCGTCGTGCAAGCGATGCGGGAAGCGGATTCACGGTACAAACGAAACCAGTAACTAGCTATAATCCCCCTCCGAGGGAAGGTAACGAAACCGCAAAGGATTGAACCGACATGACCGACTTCATTTTAACCCGCACGAGCGAGCCGTCAGCTAAGATCACTGGCGAACTAACCGGATCGGCACAAAGCCGCAATGCCGACTCCCCTACGAAGGAATCATCGAACCGGCAATGGTTTCTGGTTGATGTCTACCGCACGACTAAGGGAACGTTCGTCGCTCATGTCAAGTATCGGGCCGGAAGCAAGCTCGGTCGTGAGGAACCGTGTGACATGGTTGTGGTAGCCCCTTCCGGGGAAGTTCTGTTCGACAAACTGAAGGCTATCGTGGCATCGGAGGAGTTTGTTGTCGGCTGGCCCGGTGACGGTATGCCAGAACACAACGGCGGTCGCGACTTCACGTCTCATGATGCCAGCGTGTGCAAGTTTGCGGATCTTGAATGGGAGAACCTGCTCGAACGATCATCGCACCTGTTCACGGCAGTGGAAGAAATCGCCTGACCCCCTTGCGGAGAAAGTCATTATGCGTTTGATTTGCCATTCTTGCGGAAGCGTTGTATCCAGCGAAGTTCCGGAGGATGTGATAGTTCGTGCTTTTATCGAATGTCCGGAGTGTATCGAAAAGAATAAATACGATCTCTCGCCTATAGTTGGCCACGCGTTTGTGTCGCGGATTGAGAGAATGCAGCGATCCCCATTCGGTTGGCAGATGACGCTTCAATCAACTGGCGAGTTTGATGAAGCGTTTTTTGATGATGTGTGCCGAATGATGATGCAGAACGAGCCGTTCGCGTTTCGATCTCAAATCGAAGACTCGCCACTCGGTAAGGTAATGGTGTCGTTCGCGCTCGAATCCCCCTGCGGAGAAACCCCTTCCGTGGAAACTCCTGCCGTACCTGCCTTAGCCTCACCGCAACCGCAATCGCCAGCTGGTGCCGCTACCGACACGTCCGAACTGACCTGAATCGGCACCCAGTCCTCGGATGCTAATTGATCCGGCGTGAATGGTCCCGCTTTCGGAAACTGAACCCCATTCAGGACCACGTATTCGACCGCTAATGCCTGTGCGTGAACGAGCAGCATGATTACCTCAAACGATTGTGGAAGGAACCTCGAACGACGATCCCGTGCCCGTGGTGAACGATTGCCACGACGATGATCGGTCGCTCAGAATGTAGTATTGCGTTGACGGTAGACAACCCGTGATCTGAAACAGACCATTGGAATCTGACGTCGCCGTGATCGGGTTTGGACTCACGATTGATCCTGCCGTTGATGGTGGCGTTTCCATCTTCAGATACACTCGAACACCTGCCACAACGGTGCTACCAGTGGCATCGGTAGTGTAACCGTATACCGTCACAGTCCCCGCTGGCCCCGAATTGATATTCAGTGCCGTCATCGAATATGTGTGTGACGTGTTCCCGCTCACAACCAAACTCACCGGCGTGAACTGATATCCAATCGCGGTCAGACTCACGGTGTACGTCCCGCTGCCCTCAGTTGGCGTGAGGACTGCCACACCGCTGGAATTGGTCGTCGCCGTGTACCTGCTGGAATTGATTGCAAGTGTCACCGTGGCGTTCTGAATAGGATTCGTGCCGTCATTGACCGTCAGTGTGACATTGTATGAACCGCTGCCGCCCCCTGATCCTGTTGCAGCGTTTGCAAGTGCCGCCGTCGAGAACACACCATCAGAAAAGAATGTCGAGTTCGTAAAGTGGGACGGTACGGTCCCGATGGCGAGCACATTCGTATTGATCGTCGTCGCATCCGTATGGAGTGCCACATCGCCCGTCAGATGAGCCAGTTTGATTGAGTTCGCATCCATCTCGGACCTGATCGCGGCAACCGTTGGCGGAGTCGTCGTGTTGATTGTCCCACTGGCCGGAACCGTCGCCGCTTGAGCCGTCGACAGGAACGCATAGCCTGAAGGTGCAGACACCGCTGATCCAACTAATGCAAGCCCGCTCGCTACACCAGGAGCGTTTCCGCTGGTAAACAGGCTTTTTCCAATCGATCCCGCGACTGTGAAATCTGCGGAGGTCGTATCCTGCCAGACTGCCGCAGCCACTTGTGCCACGGTTGGCGGGGTCGTGGTGTTAATCGTTCCTGATGTTGGCACAGTCGCTGCCTGAGCTGTTGACAGAAACGCATAACCGCTGGGAGCAGACACGGCAGATCCAACGAGAGCTAGACCGCTCGCCGCGCCGGGAGCATTCCCTGACGTGTAAAGGCTTTTCCCGATTGATGAGGCAACCGTGAAATCTCCAGACGTTGTGTCCTGCCAAACTCCAGTAGCAATCTGTGCAGGAGTTGGCACGACTGAAGGAAACGTGACGCCGTCGATTCCCTTGATCGTCGAATTCGTGAAATCCACTGTTGCGGTCGCGTTCTGGATTTTCGACCAATCGAGGAAGTAGCCTGCTGCACCTGAATATGCTGTTCCTTTGATGTCTTCAACGTCAACTTTCAGCAGATTGTTCGCATCGAGAGACGCCGCCTGATTCCCGATATTCTTCGCGTTGACATCGAGAATGCCCGCAGTTGTCGTTGTTGGTGCAGTCCCGAGAATCCTTTGGAGATCGCACAACCCGCCAGCAGCGTCAGCAGAATTCGTCACGAGTGCATCATAAGTTTTAGCCGTCAACACAATGAACCGCTCGGGAGGCATCTGATACGTGGATTTGTTGCAAGTGAATTTCAATCGACCGAGCGTGTCAGTGTTGCCCGTCGTCAGGACGAGAGAATAAAACCCGTTCGTGTCGTAGGTCAGTGTCGCTGCCGCTGCGAGTGCTGCCGTTGTCCCGTTCTTCGTGATGGAGATATCGCCGATAACCGCACTGGCATACTCCGCACCAGTCGAGTCCAAAATCGGCCCGATTCGCATCGTTGCCGCCGTCGATTGTTTCAACCACATATTGCCGCTCCTGCGATTAAAACTCGACGACGACGATTGCCAGTTGACTTACCAATCGAAAAGAACCGCCGTCCCGCTGGCATCAATCCCACTTGCGGACCATCTGTGTAGAGTCGGGCAAGTTCCGGCCCGCTCAACCCTCTATTCCATACTCGGATGTCTGCCACTGTCCCGGAAAACGTCTGTGTTGTCACGCCGTTCTGACTTCCAATAAACAGCGTTCCTCCAGACCCCTGAACCGCATGTGTTGCCGAAACTGGCCCATTAACGACGACGCCATTTTGCTGAAAATAACACGTCCACGCCGTACCGCTTCCGAACCGTGTCGCCGCGAGATGAACCCATTGATTCGCAACCAATGACGAGCTTGATGCGGTCGGCGTATCATATCCCGCTCCGGCGTTTCCCCACAAAAGCCCGAATTTTCCCGCCGTTCGCCCGATCTCCAATCTCATTTGCACGTCGGCAGAAGCGTTGCCGATTTCGCATATGGTATTAATCGTCGAAACATTTGTTGTATTCACCCACGCACTGACCGTGCATTCACCAGAAATCTGCACTGATGAGCCACACGAAACAAATGGAACCGTCGTCCCGCCCGGCATCGCCAGACCTCGTTTCGAGACGGACGTGTTCGCTAATTGATTCCATGTGGGATTACCAGCACCAAACAGCCCTGACGCGCGATCGTCCGCAATGTTTGAGAGCTTACCTCCCGCCCCCTCATTGCAGAGAAAACACGCTTTCAAGCCGTTGTTTATGGAATCTCCCCAATCAACTTCGACCGTGCCGAAATCAGGCTGAATTGATAAATATGGCAGGACGAGCCTTGCCATGTCTCGCCCTCCTATCAGGTAATTGTGTCGCCGTTATCTACAATGGCATCGACAGCGAAAATCAACGCTTGACCGCTGTAATTCACGCACCAAATTGAATAGATGTCGCCACCGGGAACCCATACGCGAAGCACGTCACCGGCATTGACGACCAAGTCACCATTACTGTGCGCGGAGATCAACGGTTGCTCCCATGTGCTCGTCGTCGTCGATACGTTCGCAGTTTTGGCGATTTCAAATCGTGTCGCATCCGTCGCCGAAAGACACTGCGTCACCATATCGCCGATGCCGAACGTGCCCGCCGTGACGACCGATGTTGCAGCCCCGACACTCGTGGCCCCGTTAAGCGTCGTTGCCGCAACCGATGCCGCAGTAGTGCTCGATACGAGGTCGCGAGAAGTGTTCGGGTAATTCCCGCCGCTGTTGTTTGTGTTCCTGATCGCAATGTATGCCGATCTCGTCAACGCAGTAGCGATTGTTCGGCCAATACGCCCGATCACCCACGCACCGCGTTTCGTTGTCAGATCCAGCGTCACGGGAGCGGTCAACGTGCTCGCCGCTTTCGCCACTGGTGCGACGACTTGGGTGAATGTTGGGGATGTTGGTGTTATGGTATTCGTCACAGGTTATTCCTCACAAATTCGACGTCTGCCGCCGTGATCGTTTGTGGCCTTTCGGAAGCACGCAGAATCGGACCTGCGAGTGCATCACTCAGTCCCAATCCGCCAGCCTGAACCGATGCCGTCAATGCCGCACGAATCGGAGCAAGCGACCAATCCGGCAAGCACTGCGGATGTTCCCCCGGCCCCATGAATTTCTTTATTTCCGCGACCACAGGATTCGATTCCGCAACCGTGTCTATCGTGGTTAGAACGGTAATCCCGTCGGCGGGACTGCTCTCGAATAGCGACAGGATGAATTGACGAGATCCGCGAGTCTCAACCGTCACCTTTGGCGCGATCGTCATGCAGTATTGTGCGCAATCATAATCGTGATGGCCATTAAACAACCCCAATGCCGTGGAATCTCCTTGGATCAGCGTCTTTAAATCTGCCGGTGTCATGCCGATCCCCTCAATTCCAAACGTTCACGAACAGCCAGTACATCACCAGAATCGATACGCCGCCAACAGTGGCCAGCGAGCACAACACAACCCAAATCAACGCCACGCCTAGCCAACTGATCCCGCGTTGAATCCTCATAAAACCGTCAGAGGGACTTTAACCCCCGCCTCACTACTTGTGCGTTCTTGCAATGTTAAACTATGACGATGTCCGTGTGTATTCGCTAGGTCGGTTTTCTGACATTATGCGTGAGTCAAAAACCTTGCTTCCGGCCCGCGATCATGACTATAAAGCCACGCCTCTGCCATCTTATATGTTCCCGTGTAGCCTTGCTGATCGTGCCAGCCGTCCGTTCCACACAATGAAGGAATCCTGCGAATCGTCGCGTTCGGTTGACTATCCTCAGTGCAAAACTCGACTTCTTTCGATTTGTGGAGATGTCCAAGCCACCATTCTCGAAACTTGACTCCGGAATCCAGCAACGTACCCGCTTCGCTTGCCATTAACGTAGGAAGTTTAACCTCTTTCACGACTTCGCCGTGCGTCATCCCCGCAAGCGTGCAACCATATCGGTAGTATTTTCTCGCTCGCTGGTTGATCGTGACCTTGATGTGCCCCACATTGCGAAATGCGTATTGGAGCAAAAACGCCAAATGCCAACTTGTATGAGGGTCGTGGTTTCCGGGAACCCATTCGACATCTACAGCAGGACAAACAGCGGCCAATTTCTCAATCGCATAAACGACACTATCGACGCCCGTCGCAAACACCTTCGGGAACCGATCATCCGTCGAATCAACCCGCGTTTCGTTTGCTGTGCGGGACTTCCAATCGTTGACGTGGAAAAAGTCGTTACCGATTGGGAATATCACTCGATCAATATTCGGAGCATATTTCAGGCACTTAAACAAAAGATCGTCGAAGGCTGCGCGAAACACTGCGTCCGCTATTTTTAAGTCATAGTTGTTGCCGCTTTCGAGATCCCAGCAGCGTTTACCGAAATGTAAATCAGACAAGTGCATCGCCAGCAAATACTTGTCGTTCGACATGATTTTCGGTTTCTTAATAACAGGATTGGGTTTCCACCCTTGGATCAATTCGAGAATCCCATCCTGAATGACTTTTGGCGCTCGTCGTTTCAGCCAGACTTTAATTTGTAAATTACCGTTGGCCCATAACTTATCCCCTAGCCATCGACGGTCGTGTCCTTGTCCGAGTGATTTTTTACCCGTCACTTCCCACATATTGACGATTTGCCGTTCAATCTCCCAAATCCGCATGTCAATTTGTGCGTGCTTGAGAAGGTCTTCCGCCGTCTTGATTCTCGCTCCGACATAAATCAACGACCGTTCATCGCCATGTTCGACATCTTGCAGCTTATCCTCAGACGGTTTCGCGTCTTCAGATGCCATTTTTGCGATCTCGACGAGCGATTGTTTCTTCACAGAATCCCCCGTCGAACTTTATCGATGAGTTGATCCATCTTATTGGTCGTGATCGGGACTCCGGCTTTCTGCCATGCCGCAACCACCGCAGACCGATTGCCGCCAGTTTCGTAAAGATGCCTGACGCCTTCGATCACTTGTGCCGCTGAGTCCTGGTCGAGATCGTCAAGCCAGCACTTATGCTTTCGCTGAATAGTTGCCGCTGCTTTGGCAATATCCAGTAAAGACGCCTTTGTTTTCGCCACGGCCATTGATCACGTCCTTGAATGGTTCGCAGGTCAGACGCCGTTAGATGCTTTTTCAATGTGTTCGTCGATCATGTCAACACATTTGATGTATCCCGCCATATCAACGAGATTATCGCGTTTCTTCGTGTTGACCTCTCTCGCCAGCTTCAATCCGATCATCATCAACGCAACCACCCTCGGTGTCAGTGGCGACTTGAGATACTGCTCTGCGACGACATTCCAAATTGCCGCGATTCGTCGATGGTTTATGTGCGGATGACCGTAATCTCTCGACCGAGATTCACCGGCGACCGCGTCCGCTTCTTGCAGGATCGATTTCGGTTTCGCGACTTCTGCGACATTTTTCATGATGTCGACAAAATGATCGTCAACCGGAACTCCAGCCATTGCCGCAATAAGATCAACATCATCTTTCTTGAGCGATGGAATTTCTTGAGTTACTCCTGCCGCCCGTTTCGTCGCCCATTCCATGAATCCAGCCGGAGCAAGCCCGTGCGGAGTCCGATCAATTACCGTTTCGCTCATTCGCATACCTATTACTGTAAGAATGGATAGGGCAATCTTCTGAAATGTAAAACAGCGGGTTTCTGTTCTCATCAACGCGCCCGCAACCTTTGCCGTGATGATTGTCCATTACCGGACAATTGCATTTCAGCCTTATCGCTGCATCGCTGCCGGGATTTGGAACCGTTTCGTCGCTCAATTAAAACTCCCGTGATTGCTTATGAGTCGTATCATCCGTGGTGTTGACACTTCGCAAATAAACGCCCGCCGAACCTTGACGCCAAACTCTGCAAGATCGTGACTCATCATTCGACGCAACAGTAAGTCAATTTTGCGCCCGTCATCCTTCCGCCGTCGCCTTACCTCTTTCGCTGTCGAGTCTCCGCAAATCTCAATGATCGCTCGCCCTGCAAGATCGCTGATCGTGTCCGCGATATCGTCCGTTTTTGTAATCGCCGCGTGAACGTCCACGATTTGATATACCACCGTCACCGCTATCGTCGCCTGAACGTCGTCGCTCGTGACAAGATCCTGGTACGTTAGATTGTGAGTCCGACGCACCATTGACGCTTCAACAATCTCCGAGCAAACCGGCCAGTAAACGTGCAATCCCGATTTCAGCAAGTATGATCGACCCCACCAGAACAACACCGCGCCGTGCGTTGACTTGACGTGACGGAGACGCGGAATCACTTGCAACAGTGACTCCATGATCCATCCCAGCCAGTCGAGAGCATGGATGATCGTTTTCCTTCACGTACACATTCCAAAAAGGATCGTCATCGCCGCAGCCACTATCGCGACCATCACCAGCAGGTCCAGCATTTTGCCGAGAAGCGACTTCACGCCTGCCCCGATTGAAACGGACAGTTTTGCATCCACATTTGCATCTGGATGTTTTGAAGATCCTGATTCAATTGGTTCAGCGTCGTCAGTGCCGCGTTTTCGTCATTCATCGCTGCCCCATACAACGCCATTTGCGCCAATGTGAACGCGTGCTTTGCTCTCACCACGCCCTGCTGAGCGATGATTGCGTTTTGTGCAGCCGTCATCTGATCATTTAGTTCCTGGCATGTTGCCATTGTCTTCCTTTATCAAAATCTCTCGTGCAAGTTTCATCGCGTCCGATTCAATTGTCACTTGTTGATTGTTGTTTTGGACAATGTTCGGACGCTCTAATTCGCTGACGATCTTTTTCTGAATCTCTGACTGAACTCGAATCCTATCGCTCAACCAAAAGCATACTACCGTCCCTGCAACCGCGAGACCGTACAACTCAAGTCGTAAAGGACGGCCCGCACGTATTGGCATTAGTTCGGCTTAACGAGTGTTTTGTGAACGTCCTTGATCCTGTCGGCCATTTCTTCTGTTCGGCGTTCCTGTCTCTCCAGAATATCGCCGATCTTGGTTTGTTGAGTTGCGAGAACAGACCCGTTTTCTGCCTGTTTTTCCTGCGTATTCTTGACGGCTTCCATGAACGTGAAGTGCTTTGTGATCGCTTCGTCTACTTTCGGCTGAAACCAGTCCGAAAACCGCCACGCGACAAGCCCGACAATAAGCAGCAGCAATGTCGGCCAGCCGTGCTTCTCTAACCGACGTTCCCACGGTGAAAATGAATCGACGATAACGGCATGTTGTTCTTCAGCCATGTTGCGGCCCTGCAAATGTCTAAAATTTTATACAAAACAGCGGAAGGATTACGCCGGTTCGGCTGGATTCAGTGCCGCGTGTGCCGTTTTGACTTCTTCGAGGACCGCCTGAACTTCGGCGACTTCGACTTCCGGCAATGGCAGGTTCGCGATCTTGCTTTCGAGGGAAGCGATTGTATCACCAAGGTCAGTGATTTTTGCGAGTCGGTCGTTATCTCGCTTATCAACGTCGGCTTTGTAGGCTTCGAATTCGGCTTTGAGTGCTGTAACAACTTCGCTCATCTGATTCGTCCTTTGTCGTAGAGTCCAAATGTCGGCAGCAAGAGTTCGCCACCACGTCCACAGATTCACGATCACCCCCTAACTGTGTGTAAAAGAGGTTCGATCAGTCGCTTCCATAACTCTTAGTGTCGATAATTCCCCGCGTATCATAAGGCTCAACCGCTATTCCGTCGATACTGCTCTTGACGGATTTCGCACGTTCGGCAATGTCGTCGAGTGCTGACACTAAGGCATCGTTCGCCGCTTGTATTTCCCGCAATTGCTCCAGCCTCACACGCTCGCACTTGTCCGCGTTTGTGAGTGCGTTTCGGAGTTTGGCGTTTTCTGTTTCCTTGTCCTTGAGATCGAAGTCGAGTTGTTTCGCTTCCTTCTGCCAGAACTCGATGGATTCCTTCTGCGTCGTCATCGTCGCACGCAACCCGACCACCAACGGCGATTCCTGGTCGCGGTCGATGTCGCCCTGTGATGGTCTCATTCTTAATCCCATGAACGCTAATAGTGAATCCAACATTTCTCACTCCCCCTCAAATTCAGCCGCGAAAGTCCCACCTAATCACGGCTCGGTCCGATCCTCAGATCCGTCGCCGCTACCTATTAGAGCGGGTGACACTGACCGTTAGTTCTTTCTCCAATGTTTCCGCCGATTGATTCCCGACAAGCCGCTTGCCTAGCTTCGCGTCTGGTGTGACAACCTGAATCACCGGAATCGACGTAACGCCAAACGCCGCCGCTATGTTCTTTTGCTCGTCCGTATCGATCAGGATCGGCAAATATCCGTCCAGGTCCATCGATTCGAGAGTCTGCTTCAATTGCTTGCAGGGAATGCACCATTTAGCCGTGAGCATGACCAGGATCGGCCTGTTCTCCGCTTTCGACCGCTCCAATAATGCCGCGTTGTATTCCGTTCCCCAGGTTAAACCGGACGATCCAACGCCAACGATCCCGCGAATTTGTTCAACAGTTGCCGACCGCCCGATAAATGGCTCCTCGTCAACGATCTTCCCGAGCACGATCCCGACAAGCTGACCGTTCGCGTTGAAGATTCCGCTTCCGCTGCGTCCCTCTTGTGGCGGATTCGAGTACAGATACTCGCCGTTTTCCGTCCGTAAATACGTGTGCGATTCGAGCGTCAGAAGCCCGTCGCGATGCCGTCCCGCAGATTGGATCGTATCTTTCGCCGCTGGCCCGCTCGTGGCAATCACCGCGACCGGATGCGGTTTCGCCCATGTGACCGTCATGAATGCGAGGTCGTGCTCTTTATCGACCCGCGCGACAGTTGCCGTCGCTCGCTCGCCGTCACAATCGACCGTGAATGTTTTGAATCCATCAACGACATGGGCACACGTCACGATGCCGCCCGCGACATTGACGCCGCTTGCGAGCATCTCACGATGCCCCGCCTGAAGTTTGACCGCGTACCGCATCACGTCCGGTTTCGATGCCGTGTGGACTTGCGTTTCGTAGCCGCGATGCACGATCACGACCGGATCGGCAGCAAGGCACTGGCAAGCAAACATCGTGAATCCTATCACGACATTTCCGATGGTTTTCCGCATGTTGCCGCCTCCTGCAAAACTTCACGATCAGCCGTTCCGCCGTTTTCGTCGCCTCGATCATTCTTTTCTGAGCACCTTACCGACAGGAACAATCACGTCAGCCCCGCGCGATGATCGACCGTTAATCACTTGCGTATACAGTCCATTCACTACCGTCACCGCTGGATAGTTCGCCGTGAACGACACGTTCACATTGCTGAACTGGCAGTAATAGAACAGCACGTCACCGCACAGGATGCCGCCGAATGGTTTTTGGTTGCTCATACCGAAAGCCCTCCTGTGACCGATAACGCCGCGATTCCGTCCGCGAATACACGTCGATTACCTTGCACAAGGAAGAAACCGTTGTCGCCGTATGTTGGCCCCCACGAGTTCCAGTCTCGGAACGATCCATCGGGAAGGTAATCGCAACCAGTAACCTCGTGACCCCACCAGTCATAAGCGACCGCGACAGGAATATCTTGCACGTTCAACGATGCCCGCTGTTGTAGGTTTCCTTGCTCCAGCACGATCCATTTATCGACCTTGAACGGCGCTGCTTTCGCCCAGTTCGCTGTCGTGTTGTATTGCTGGCTGATCGCGTTCAATGGCCAGTATTGAATCGGGACGATGCCTTTCGTTCGGATCACATCGAGAGCGTCTTTTGCCCATCCGCCGACGTTGCGGAATCCGGTGACCGTGCAACCAACCGACGCCGCAGACAGTTCGACTAACGGTTGATTCGCCAACAGCGTCAAGATTCGGACGCAATTTGTCGGAGCGTTCGCGAAGCAAAAATTCGTGTTTTGCTGATTGAGCGGTTTCATCCCCGCCGCACGAATCTTGTGAGACAGTTGCGTTTGTGTCGCTTCCCGTTCCGCTGCCCGTCGATTGATCTCATCCCACGGCAACAACAACGAGTCCGGGAATGGCTCTGCTGTCGCACCATAGCCAACGTCCGCAGCTTTTTCCCACCCTGTACCAAATCCCTGTATCTGCGGGTGGTATTCTCGCCAATGCGTATCGTCGTTGATAACGAGTTCGGTCACGTCGCCTCCCCGAATACAGAATTGAGTGTATTCAGAACCGCAGTCTCGTTCGTGATCTCATACAGATGCAGCGTGTTACCGACCTCGATTGCCAGAATGGGAAAGTCGAGATTCTTCGATGCGATCTCTGATCGTGTCGCCGTGACCAATTTTGCCCACGCGTCTGGTGGCGTGATGTCCTTATCCCAAACGTGCCACGCCGGAAGCCCCGCCGCATCCTTAGCACATCGCTCGTCAAGTAACGCTTTCATCTTTGTGGAACCAATCGCCGCGACCTGATCTTTCGTGAGAGCTTTGCCTAACGCGTCCTTGAATATGACGACACGAACGGCCCCTGATGGTTTCGGAGTCGGATCAACAACCGGCTTCACTGGATCGACTGGTGGAGGATTCGGAGCATGATTGCACGTCACCGCGATTACCGAAGGTTTACCCGCACCCGTCACGACGATCTGAAGTTTGCAACCGTTTCGCATCGTGCAAATCAGCCTGGAGTCGCTGACCTCAGTGATATCGGCATCGTCAGCAACGCTCGGAATTGGCGTCAGTGTCGTTCCCGCAGACCCGTCGATTGTGAACTGATGCCCAGCGTCAACCGTGTCCGTGATCGTGTTGCCGTGCCTGTCCGTGATCGTCAGTCCGTGCGGATCGACAACCGGCGCGGGCTTCACGTCGGGAGTCGGAACGACAACCTGAATCGATGCGTGAACGTATGCCGTGTACGCCGCGACCGCCAATCCAAGCAACGTGTTCATCCACGGCTGGATTATCGGTTCAGTTTTCGGCGTTACTGGTCCGGTTGACATCTCAATCTCTTTCAAGACGCTGGCCAGAATTTCAGGATCGCAGCCGCAAACCGCTGAAAAAAACCGATTCGACTTTGGATGATCGGCAATGCGTCTTCGGCTGTTTTCAACAATGGAAACGCGGCAATCAACTTCGCATTCAATGCCGTATTCGATTCCAACTCATTCACGAAATCGACGACCTCCGGAAGATCCTTATTCACTTCCGCCAGGAAATCCAAAATCTGTTCGCTGCTTACTGCCATTTTCAAACGTCCTTTTTGATATCAACCATTTAGCCACGATTTACGACGGAACGTGCGTTGTCGCTTCGTGCCTGTCAATTTTTCTTCTTGTGTTTGCTTGTGCTTTGCAACATTTTCTGGGTGTGCCGCTCTCCATTTTCTTCCGTAACAAGCGTGACACATTCCTCCACTCTGAATGACTTTGTCTTCGGAGCACACATTGCAGATAGGCATCACGAATTCCCCAAATCGACCGTCGCCACTTCCGTCAGAACCTCGCCGATGTCCGCGCGAATGTCCTCGACGTTCCCGAGCCGTGCATCGTCGAGAATCGCTGACGAATACGCTTTGATCTCATCCTCGTTCGGATGTCGCGTTCCAGCCCGTCGCAATGCGTGCCGTGTCTGCGGTTCCATCTGGTCGAGAATCCACGTCGAGTATTCTTGTTGAGACGCGATCCATTGAGCCGATGCGATAGACTTCAGATCGCTGGCATGGTCAGCGTTCGCCGCCGTCGCGTGATTGTTGATCCAGCACTTGATGATTGCTGGAATCACATACTCCGCAACCGTCAGCAGGATCGTCGTCGAGATTGCGAACCCGTAGCCGTCCCGTGTTGGCTGCTCGGCAATCGCTGCTGCGTGGCGTTTGATCGCTGACATGATTAGTCTCCTGATGCAGATAATAACTCAGAAAACGTCCGCTGCCCAAAAGAATCTGACCGCTTCATACCATATTCATCGAGGTCTGCCGTATCTATACGCTTAACTCCCGGACGCAATGGACCAAACTTAGTTTCGCGTGTGTTTTGACGACCGCCGCAAGTGTCGCACTCGCGGATTCTAAGCACCCTCGCGTGTTCGTTCTGTGGCTTAGTGTCGAGAATGTCTAACAGCATCCCCCCGCACTCGCACGGGATGCCGCTCTCGTCGCCTTGACGTGGCATGGTCAATCCTCATATCGGTCATCGTCATCATCCGGCCCGTAAACCATCACCCAAGCCGCACTCGATGGCACGCGCGAAACCGCTCTCGCAGTCTTATTCGGGATCGAACTTGGTGAGCATCGAGGCTCATAAGTCCCATACTTAGCCCGATATGCCTTCCGTTCCTCAACCGTATGTTTAGCCCATCCCTGCCCGCGTAGGATGTTGCGAATCGTACTGTCGGCAACTCCGTATTCAGTCGCAAGCTCGGTCGATGTCGTTCCTTCGATAGCACGCAGGATGATCGCTTTCGCTTTCTCTGCCGTCAGTATCGCCGACATTGGCAATCGACGATTGATGCCCCTGCTGCGGTCTGTGGTTTTTGTCATTCCACCACCCCGCATGGTTGGCCGTCGAGATGCTCGAAAAACCGCAATAGTTCTTCTGGCAAATATTTTCCGCACGTTGCAACATGTGTCATCAACCCAACAACTGTGTTCACAATGCTGATACGCTTGTCTGTTTCAGCGAGAAATCGCAACGGCTTCCCCACCAACGCCTCGCACTCCTCCCGGTTGTATGGCCGAAGTTTTGGGGCTGGCTTGATGCGGTATTCGTAATCCTTAGCCCATCCGGGAGCGGTCGCGTCACACCATTCGTTGATAGCGTGCGATTCATATTCAATCGATACCCCATCCCGATATGCCTCCATCGCTGGCAGGTTCCTTCGATACCACTCGATCAGTTTCGCCGTCTCTTCCCGTGTCACATTCCGCTCCTAATAACCGTGATGTTGATTGCCGGTCCCGATTCACGCATCGTTGCGTCTTGCCGTCCGATTACGTTGCTGATCCATTTCGGGCTGTCGTCATGAAAAAAACCGACCGCCACTAATGAGTCCTGCAACTCTTTCCAGTTCCCGCGAAGAACTGAATCGCTATCCCATAACCGCTGATTCTTTCCGAGAACCCGCGTTACTACTAACGACACTGGAAACCCAAACGGCACTCGCTGCCCACCGAAGTATTCACGCAGGAACGATTCCATTGCTTTTCGTTCCTTGTGCTTCGATCCCCAATGCCACCCGCGACCGGTGTTTCCATTGGTCAATCCGATTGGCAACCACCATGCCGCTACACAACCTTTAACGCCTTCAATTTCTTTCGCTGTTGTCGTCAGTGTCGTTGATGATTTCACGACCTTTGTCACCGCCAACTGCGGGAACATACGCTTTACCTCGTCCTGTGATTCCATTCATAACCCTTCGTGTTTTCAAACTGCGGGCGATGCGTTTTTGTAAGGTCGGTCGCTTATGGCGAGAGGACCAATCTCGCCCCCGCTACTGGCATTGGTTGCAAGCCCGGATGACATCGCTGAGAAACGAACGGCATAGCGCCAACTACGCCGTGAAGTGCCGCGAATCATCCGTCTGGTCAGGCACTTGCTTACGCACACTCAACACATTTTCGATTGGATCACTTCCAACGCTCGCCGATACTTCTCGACGAACTTCAAAACCTCGTCATGCAATAGCTTCGTGAAGTCATCCGGTTCCACACGGATCTTGAACGTGGGCAACTGTTCTGAGTAGCTCACAAAATCCCACCATTTGCGGCCCGTGACCGCTAAACTCCCGTGGACTTGGCAGGCATACTCCGGAGGCAACACGCCTTCGAGTAAGTACCTCGCCTGCGTTTCGAGCGAAGGAACCTTGATTTCCAAACCGCCGTCATCGCCGATAAGTCCATCGGGACTGCATCCAAACCGCCCGCAGTCTGACAAACAGAATCCGACTTGCGTCACATCGAGATCGTTATCGAACTCATAAAACAACCGAGCCGCTTCCTCGTTGTCGATTCCGTGTTGCATCGCTGGCGACACGAATCCAGATTCATCCGGCCAGATGTTTGCGTACTTCTCAGCAATCAGCTTGCAGATATATCCGTCCTGCTGTGCCGATGGCTTATTGGTTTTCGGAGTGATGATCTTGTGAAACTCACTGGCACTTGGAACACCACGGCGAGCGCCCCACCACTCTTTCGACTTTTGCTCACACTCGATGACTTTCACGCCGTCACCGCATCGGCCTTTCTCGCCGAAAGCTTCTTCGTCAACAACTCAACCGCGACAAGGAACTTGTTCTGCGGAATGTCGCCAAGATCTCCCCCAGGTTGAACGCCGACCGCTCGCAAGAACCGTTCGTGATCGATTGGTTTTCCAGCGTCTCGGCACGAGGCGATCATGCCGTTAAGAGTTGAGACAGCTTCATCACTGATCGTGTTTTTCGCACCGTTTCCGTCGTTGTCCTCGTCAGCAACAACGATGTTGAAAATCATCAATGTCAGATACCGTCGAAGATAGCTGATCATCGAGCCAAGTCCCTGAATTGCCGTCTTGTTTGCCTTGCCTTGTGCTCCAACGTCGTCAATCGGAGAATCGAGATGGAACTCTTTCTTATGACCGCCGCGATGCTGAACCTGACACAATACACGCCGATGATTAGGCAACGGTGACACGCCCTCGCTGAACTCCAGCGTAAACCCTTCCGACGTGTAAACCGGACGAATAGCCGCCGCGACTGTTTCGAGCCGTGCGTATGAACTTTTCGTCAACTGGTTTTCCTTGTCGCGGACAATAATCGGCATCTTCTCCTGACATCGATTCATAGCATCGACATATTCACGCTCTGCCGCTTTCGCCTCTTGTCGTTCCTGCATGTCGATCACCTGCTGTAAACGATCAAGGTCAAACCCTTTGTCCATCGCAATTTTTACCAGTGAATTCCCCGGCACAATCGCCGTCTGATCCTGGCTCGCAATGATTTCTGATATCGTTTCTGTCATACCGCTCCCTTTGTGTTTTCACTCACGTACAACTCACCGCTAATGATCTTTTTGCACCGTGCAACCTGATCCAACGTCTGCTGGTCCGGTTCAACGTTTCGCAACCGTCGATGCCCTTCGATGAACTCGATAGCCTTTGCGACTTCGTTGAACCGATTACGGAAAAGACGGCTGTTCCTCTCGGCTATGCAATCGTCTCGATACTCTCCAATGATGAACTCGCTCAACGGCGTCTTGCCGTCCCAATCCAGCCCGAAAGCTTGTTTCAGTGCCTTCTGAATCGCAACTGTCGGAGCGTCGATAACCTCAGTAACGACCGCCTTTGATTCACAGAACGATTCCGCGTCGAACTTCGCACGGTCACGAACCATCGACATCACGACGATTGCTAATGCTTCAAATGGCTTCACTTCTCAACCCCCAGCAAGTGATCGCACGTCACGTCCAGCACTTCGCACAACTTCGGAAACACATCCAACCGTGGCATGATCCAACCCTCAGTCCACGCGTAAACAACTTTCGGCCCTCGCCCGACTAATCGTCCGAGTTCGGGGTGATTCAACTGCTTCTTGATCATCGCGGCATAGATCCGCGAACCGACGTTTACCCGGAATGGCGAGCGTTTGCTTCTGTCGTTCACTATTGCTTCCTTGAATGAAGTTCATCTGGTGGAACAGCTTTGATTTTCCGGCTTAAATTACTTGGATCTTTCGGCATAAAACCAAGGTCTGACGGAGGCCAGTAACCGTTCTCTCGCTTGAACAATGCCAACGCCTGCCTGAATGACTTAGGATTTTTCGCGTTCTTCATTCGGTGATAAACGCTGATCCAGATTTGTTCCGTGTTCGGCTTCATTGTCACGCGACGTTTTTTGTAAACATCGCCTGTCGCCGGTTTCAGCGTCCCATCCTCTTGGATGATCTTCCTGACTGACTTCGGATGCTCGAATTTACACGCAGGACATACCGCCCCGCCGTCTCTGATTTGCGAGCAGTTCGGGCACGTTATCGGCTGTGGTTCATCGCTTGCTGGATTCGTTAGCCGTTCGTGCCGATCCTTCGTTAGCTTTTGTTCGTCATTCTCAAAAAAGTATTGTTTCCAATCCGCGTCACGATCATCGTTCGGCGAACCGTGCATCCGAATACATCCCGCATGATCGACAATCTTCGCAATCTTCTTTCCGGGAAACGCTCGAAGCACTCGCCCGCAGGTCTGCAAATAGCCCTTGATGTCGGCAATCGGAGTCGCAAGCTGGAGCATGTATAACCACGGGAAATCGATCCCTTCCCGCAACACGTACCGATTCCAAATCTGCGGCACGGTTCCATCTTTCAGCATCGCGAACAGTTCATCTCGATCACGCTGATCGTTGGTCCGCTTGTATGCCCCGTTGACAAAGATCCCTTCCGCGTCGATGTGTGCGGCGTTGATCCCATGTCGCCAGTATTCCATCGCCAGCCCGAGCGATTCTTTCACACCTGGAGCCATTCCGATTGACGGTCGAACATGCGGATTCATCTGTTTCCACGAGGTCAGCACGTTCGCAACGATATGCTGCGACCAAATCGACTTCGCCTCATTCTCTGCCGCCGCTTGCGATACGATCCCAGTTCGTGACTTCCTGATCTTGTGCAGGTCCATCACGCACGGCTCGAAACGATTCGCCCAAACCAACGCACCGCACTCCCGCAACTGTGAATTGTTACCCGCGACAATCAGCCCGTCCTTGTAGATGTGTCCAATCCCTAACGGAGTTGCCGTGATTCCTACGATTACCGCACCATACTTTTGATGGTACTCATTGAGAATGGCGATAGCCTGATCGCCCTTTTGTAAATGACTTTCATCAACTAACACGAGTTCTGCTGGATGCAACTGGATATCGTCTCCACGCTTCCGCCTTGCTTCAAGAACCCGACTCGCTTCAGTCTGTGCCGAAATAACCTGAACTGGAGCATAGTCGTCCGTCCACGATTCAAAATCAGCAGCACGGCAACCGACTTGAATTCCGCTCTTGTGCAAACCCTTCAGCAGTTGATCCGTCAACAGCCGACGATTCGACATCACGACGACCGACTTGCCATTCTCAACGTAGTGCTCACACAACCGCTGAACGATTCGGCTCTTTCCCCCACCTGTCGGGCTTGTCACGCAAAACCGTGTCGCCCCTTCGTTGATCATCCGAACCGATTCACTGACCGCATACGTTTGATGCGGCCAGTCCTCGATATGTGGTATGTACTCGCCGACCATCTCAAACTTCCTGCAACTCGGATTCTTCGTCCATGAAATCTAAGAGCGACGCCTCAACCGGAATCTCCGCACCAGCATTGCACGCTTCGAGGTTCTTTTTAGCCTGCCGGTAATACGATGGTTTCAACTCCACGCCCAGAGCCTTACGACCCATCGAGACAGATTGAAACGGTTCTGACCCAACGCCCATAAACGGCGTCAGCACTTTGTCACCGGGATTTGAATACAGAGTCAACAACCGCTCGATAACGTCGAGTTGCAACGGGCAGACGTGCTTTTCCTCTTCGTTCTCTTTAGAGTCCATGTAGGGAAGCAATCGGCCTAATCGAATGTCCATCCAGACCGGAGAAGCGTAGTTTCTCCAGATCCAGTGACTGAGAAGATTCTTTTTCTGATCGCCTTTGTAATTCTTGAACCGTGCTACGAGATCGGCAGGGATTTCACGCTCACCAGCGTAAGTCTTCAGCCCTTCAGGATGTCGAATCGGTTCGGCGTTTTGCCCACCCTTGATGAAGACTTTGATGTAATCCGCCGGACCGACCTGAACACCCGCTGAGTCGTTGCAAAGGTCCATGTGACGTAGCGTCTTCATCCTGGTTCGTCGTGCGATCAACCAAGGATCTTTCCAGATCGTGATCGTGCAGTCGTAATGGAATCCCGCTTTGATGTGTGCTCTCGTGATATCTTCCGGAAACGGGTTTTTAGTAAGTTTCGACTTTGGCAAGTCCATGCAGTGAACGGCTGTCAACCGTCCTGGCTTCGTGAGCCGATGAATCTCATTCACGACGTACTGATACTGGTCAAGTCCTTCCTGATACGACGTGCAGTTCGACATGTCACGCGGATCATTCGAGTAAGCATACATCAACGGGAACGGCGGAGAGTAAATCGTGAAGTCAATCGACTCTGCTGGAATCTCCGGCAGTACTTCCATGCAGTCCGCGTTGTAAATAGCGTATTCGTCGGTCAGGCATTGTTCAGCGATAGCCATGATGGTACTCCCATTTGATTAGTATAGTTGTCAACAAGCGTCACCTTCTGTGCGTCGTTCATGTACCGAACGAGTTTCGCAAACATCCTGTCCGCCTTGGCTTGTTTCACCTGCAAATTGTCCGTCACTCCCGCTTCGCCCTCAGTCGCAACGACATCGACTCGAACCGGCCCGACTCGACCGAACCGCAACGACCTTCTCACGCACTGATACCACTGTTCGAACGAATGGCTTGGAAAGAACGTCTGATGCCCGCAGTGCTGATAGTTCATCCCAAAAGCACCAATTTTCGGTTTCGTCACGAGCACCCGGAATTCACCAGTTGCGAAGCCGTTCAGTCGTTCTGCTTTTTCATCGTCGCTATTGCATCCAGCGACCTGAACCGCTCCTGGTATCATCTTTTCGAGGATGTCGCCCTCCTCGTTATACTGACACCAAACGAGAGCGGGTTCCTTATGGTCAACCAGTTTGGCGACTCGTTCGCACCGATCCTGCATTGATCGTTTGCGTTCTTCCCGCTGCTCTTTCAGCGTTCTGGCAATCCTCACGAACAATTCACCATTGAATCGAAATGTAGTTTCAACGACCTGTTGATTGACTATCAGTTCGGGAAGAATAAACCGATCATCATCAAAACCAAGATCGCTAGGGTTCCTGATCGCCCTAGCCCACGAACACACCCACTTCCAAAACGGCTGTTCTGCATGAGCGCGGAAAAAGTATTTGGCACGGTTCCAAAAGTCACCTTCCTTGAACAGCGAATGCCGCTTCTTATCACTCGACAGAAAGAACGTCCCGAGCATATCGGATTGCGTCATTTCGCCCAACGCTTCAGCAATAGTTCCCAACTCGATGAAGTCATTCGGCGCTGCCGTCGCCGTCCCACCGAGACGATACTTCATCTTCGACATGAACCGCGTGACTTGTTTTCGTCTCTTGCCGTCAAACGCTTTCAGGCAACTAATCTCATCACCTATGACCGCCGCGAAATCCGATTCGTCAAACCGATGCAGTGATTCATAGTTCGTGACAGTAATGTTCGATGCCGGTTTGCCATTCCGAGACACCTCAGCCTCGATGCCAAACTTATCCGCTTCGCGAACCGTTTGAGCCGCGACCGCCAGCGGAGTCAGGATCAATGCTGGTCGGTTCGTGTGACGGATACAATTTTCCGCGAACACCAACTCCTGAAGCGTTTTTCCGAGGCCACAATCCTCAAACAACGCCGCGCGGCCCTGTCTGATTGCCCACATCGTAAGATGCTTTTGAAACGGGAACATGCATTCAGGAATAAATGACGGCTCAAACCCGTTCGCGTTTCCACCCTGCTGCTTCCGTGCTATGAACTCGCGATAGTCACTCACTTAGTCCCCGCTTTCCATGCTCGTTCCCACTGAACAGCCGTTTCAATCGCCGTCGTCAATTCGTTGTGGATTCGATGGAACGTCGCGCAGAAGGCTTTGTGATTCGACATCGCCGTTTTTGAGTGGAATGCGTCAACCTCGTTCATCGTCCGCTCAACCAGCTTCAGATCGCCTCGAATGTTATCGGCCAGATCAGCTAATCCGCCCTCGATCCGCTGGCGTAGTTTTGCGTCGGGAAGTTCTGAGCGATTTTCCTCGAACGTTTCCGGGTTGAATTGCGATACTGGTTCCGATGGTGCTTCCCCAGACGCACGCTTTGCCGCTTCCCTGGCCTGTTTCGCAGCCGCCTTTTCCGCTGCTTTCTTTTCGGCTGCGAGTCTTTTTTCTTCAGCCTTTGCCGCCCTCGATTCTTCCGCAAGTCGCTTCCGTTCCGCAGCCGCCGCCCGTTTCTTTTCTGCCTTCTCTTCCTGGCTCGCGTTCGTCGGCGGGAGAAGTTCGTCGCAAACGCTTTTGACCAGTTTTGCAGTCGGCTCTAATGCTGAATCTTTGATGTGTTGCAGCACTTTTACCTGCGATTCCACGTCGTCCGTGTTGTTCGCAAGCTCTAGAATCTGCGCCCGATTCAGGTCCAATTCCTTGAGCAAAACTTCCCCTTTAGGGGAAGTTTTGATCGCCTCCGCAGCCTCAACCGCGATCAGTTTTCGAGACCATTCCGACTTCTCAATCCGCAGCTCAGCGCGGCACGCATCCTCGAAACTCTTATACATTCCGCGATACAATTTCTCGTCACGGATGCGGATCAACGACACCACGATCTGCGTATCGAGCTTGTCAACTTCCTTTGACGTGTCGCGGATGAATGCAAGTTCTTTTTGGAACTCCCTATTCACATTCTTGTCATCCGCCGTCAGCACTTTTGATTCAACCGTTTTCATTCGCTGTCAGTCCTTTGAGAAATCTCGAATCAGTCACACAATCTGCCGTGGCTTGCCGTCTGGTGGTGGCACAAAACAAAGTTCGCTTAATGGATATATCCGGGCTTTGGTCTCTGAAACATATCCGCCGCAAAGCTCCCTTGGCTCGTTTGGCGTGGCATACCATCCGCCATCGCCGCGTGACTTGTAGACGAACCATCCTTTTGGAATGCTGATCTCCGGCTTCCATACCTTGCGGACGATCAGACGCGGACATTTATGTAAGCATTTTTCATCGTAGCAATCGAACACTTCCTGATTGATAGATACGAACTGTTCGCCGTTTTTCGGAGATCCAACCCTCACCGGCTCATACCCATCCGGCACAACACCGGCATCAATCTCGACGTTCATGCGTTCTCCTTCTCGATAAATTCCAATATCTCTTCGCAATACCGCACATACTTTGAATCACCTGCAACGCGGTCGATCAGTATCCCGCCGACACGCCCTGCTAAGTCGATGCAACCGCAATTCACGTTCATCGCTTGCAAGTTCCACCGCATCAGATCCTCGCCGATTGGTGGCACGCGTAACGCTCTCGCTTGCTGTTCGTGACGCACCGCCGACAACAGGCACGCGATCTCTAAATGATTCGGGTTGAAGTCGTGTCCCGTTCTGTGGCAACCAATCGACACCCAGCACAAGTTGCAAAACCAGTCCGTTTTCCAGTTCGCTGTCGAACGCCCGAAAATGTGATGAACTTCCCGACCCGGCTGTTTACCAAACCCCATGATCTCAGAGACTTGGCACTCGTAACCGAACACGGCGCGATACTGATCCATCATCTTTTTACGGTATGATTCGCGGTTCATTTTCGGATCGTGTCCTTATGAACGAATCCCTTGCTAACAACCGTCACCAGATACGTTCCTTCGAGCGGTAACAGCGACCGCGACCACTGCACGCACGATTCGAAACTCGTGTTCGGAATCGCAACCCCGATCTCGACGTGAGCCGATTCCGGGATCAGTGCCAGGCTCTTGATTGTGATTCGATACCTGTCCATCACGCCCCCAATAAAAAACGCCGCAACGTAACCGTGTTCCTCAGAACGTCCCTTCCGTTGGATGCCCTGCACGGTCGAGGAACTGCATCAGCTACACCGCTTATCAGTCGCTGCGGTCTGTTGTTTCAGTTTCAACTTGCGGAACCGAAGGAGGTTCCAGCTTCATCCATTTGCATCCTGCATAGCATCGCAGTGAAATCTCACTTAGCGCAAACACATGTACAGGGTGAACGCCGTTTGTTTTCGGAGTGAACATCCACCACCACCCGCTGCTGCTAGGAGCGTCGTTCCATTCGGCATTCATCTTGCAACCACTTTCAATCCGAGTAACTCATCTGAACTTACGCCCAAGGCTATGCAGATTTTGATCAGATACCTCGTGGACGGGATGTCTTTCTCTTTCTCCCACTTGTAAACATTTTGTTGTTGCGTCCCAACTTTTTCCGCTAAATATGCCTGAGACCAACACTTCCCCTCCCTAATGTCTCTCAATCGAATTCCGAATCCTTCAATCATGGCAAACGGCCTTAACTACCTGGCAGACTCGGTGAATTCAAAAAACGCCGCACTAACGGCCAGCCTGCCTTCAGACAATCATCCCTTTCGAGGTAATATGTCAGGCCAGCTTTTCGGTCTTCCCTCCGGCTAGCGCGGCGTTGTTTCCATGTAACTGCTGACCTTGATCCCGGTACCACCGCAGACACGGCATCGACCTTGGCCCTCGCATCGGCACTCGTCGAACGTCTCGACCCATTGCGGATCGACTTGCCGCAATCGCGTTTCGAGGTATCCGACTTTGTAGTTCAGTGCCCCGATCTCCTTGTCGCGTTCGAGCCGCTTCAATCGCTCGTCTGATAGTTCTTGTTTCAATACCGCGATCAGTGCGTCCGTGATTTCTCGTTCGGCTTGCACTAATTGATCAAATTCCGTCACAGGTATTCCCCCAATCCGCGACTGTAAGCCGCAACCAACACGCCAACGAGAACCGAACAGCACTTGAGGAACACGAACACGCTCATTAGTCGCTCTCCGTTCTGTCGTTAGCGGGACGGCTGGATCGTGAATCGTCGCGGTCCAGTTCTCCGCGAAGAACACGCATACGTCTCGGTGCTTCGATGCCAATCCGAGCCTCTCGACCTTTAACGCGAACCACCGTGATTACGATGTCGTCGCCAATTAAGATCGTCTGCTGTTCTTCCCTGCCTAGCACTAACATTTGCATTCCTTTGCTGTAAACGTACCTTCCACGCAGACAATAAAACGTGTTTCAAAAACCGGCTGGATTACCTCAGCGACTCATTCGCCGATTCGACCTACGCCGGTTGCACCGCTTCCGTCAGTGCTTTATCTTCCAAAGGAACGCCACGATTGCAGCGTCGGCCACAAACCAAATTGCCGCGAGCGTGCCCATGATCTCACCTAACTCCGCGTTAAAACAAGATGTTTTGCGTCTCAATTAACCCTGTAGCGTTTGATCGTCTACTTTCGCCTTTCGGGTACGGTAGCACGCGATATTTCAGGTCTGCTAAAATCATTAGCCTGTCTTTTCGGCTTCCGCAGACGAATACATATCGATGCTTTCGCGGTCGATCTTCTAAATAAAAATCATCTCCGTACTTTTCTCGCATCCATTCGGCGCGGTTTTTCTGCCCTCGTGACTCGTCGGCAATCGTTGCACCGTGGAGATGTTCTTTACCTTTAACCTTCCAGTCGGTTCGCTTCGCTGACAACCCCGTATAGACGAAATTCGTTGCCTGATACACATATCCGATATGGCCTTGATGCGTGTCTGCATAACTAACGACAATACGAGGCTTCGGCAGTAATCTCAGCGATCTTCCTACCAAAGCGCTAGCCGTGTTTGGCGTGTTTTCACAGCATAGGCGATTCAGTTCTAACACCTTGTCGCACCATTTTTCACCGCAAACTCCCTTCCTTAGCGGCGAGCTTGACGGCGTTCCATACGTGACAACACCAATCAGCTTCTTGTCTCTGTAAGCTCCAAACGCATACGAAATTGAGCATGTTCGATGTGCGTAATGTCTTGTCAAAATCCACGGATCGGCTTCCCTCGGAGGAATTGCTTCAACAACCAGAGGCAACTCGCCGACCATGATCTCACCTAATACTAAAATAGTCTTCGTTGCCGACCTCGACTCGCAGTTCTGAACGTGGCTCGATGTCGTTGTGCCGTTCCAGGTACTCGACCTGTTGCCGCGTTATCAACTTGCGAGGTTGGCCCTTTTTGCGGACACACTCGGATATCGCTTTTCTGTGGAATTCACGGTACTGCTCGGATGCGTTCATGGTCACTTCTCCAATGATTGCGCGAAGTTCTCGACAGACCGCTTGCAGAACCGGCGAACACCGCTTGGCATGAGTCCTTTGCGAATCTTTCCGTCAGCCGCAAGCCGATCCAGTTGGCGACCGCTCACGGCCAGATATTTGCCAGCATCTTCAGGAGTCAGAAGTCCATCGACCCCGAACTTGTAACCGTGCGATTCGTCGGCATCGCTTCCGTAGACCGCCGGTCGTTTTGTCATCGTTGTCATTGCCTCACCCTTTGCGTTTCGCGTTGTTCAGCGTTTGCTGTCGTTTGCGATGGGCGGGTTGTACACCACGTTTTTTGACGTGCTCGTGTTTTGTCCGTTTGTGTCCTTCTGATGATTTTTAGACATGCTTTTTGTCCAGATCACTCCACGCTTGTCCGTGATTTAGCGTTGACAGGTTTTTTGTACTTCCCGTAGATGTCGCGTTGTCTGACTTGTTTCCGCAGGTAGTCGCGGAGGTAGTCGCGGAGGTAGTCACGGCGCGTCCGTAGATTGCAATCGTTGTCGGTGTCGAATCGCGGTTTCGCTCGTGTTTTCACGGTATTCGCGTCAAGTTTGCGAGACAACGACGGACAACGGTTTACGGCGTTTACATATCTGGAAGATACCTTGTTATCGCGTGTTTTCCGCTTGTTTCCAGCGTTTTTTCGATCCGTCTGGAGTAGTCGGGTAGTCACGTCAGCCGAAAAGTTTCTGGATCTTATTCACAGAATCGATCTCATGGCTTTTAATCGCGTGGCTGTACGTGTTTAGAGTCGTCGTGACTTTGGAGTGTCCGAGGTTTTTGGCGACCGTTGCGATAGGCACACCCGCACCCAATGCCAAGGTTGCGTATGTGTGCCTCGCATGATGCAAACCCCGATACTCGATCGCCAGATGTTCCAAGAGCGGTTTCCAAACAGTTCTCGAGAAGTTCGCCCGGCTCAAGTGGCCACCCTTCGGCGCGACCACGAGCAGCTTCGATGCTGCGTGCCCGAGTTTCATCATGATCGCTTGATGCTCTTTCAACGCTCGCTGACAATCGGACGTCATCTCAATCGTGCGAACGCTTCCGGCAGTCTTAGGTCGCGCCAGCGACGTTCTACCTTCGACGTCAAGCAACTGCTGATCGATCCGGATTTGGCCGTCTCCCCAATTGATCCGATCCCACTGAAGCCCGAAGATTTCGCCCTGACGCATCCCGCAGTAGAACGCCAGAGCATAAACGACGTGGAACTTCGTGCCGCGTGTCTCGCTCAAGATCAATTTGGCCTGCTGCAAGGTGAACGGCCTGATTGTTTCGGCGACATATTTCGGCTTCTCGACTTTTGCGAAAGGATTCGACCGCATCAGACAGAGATTGACCGCGTGAGAACATGCCGTCTTTCCGATCCTGTACGCCGCCTCCCGCGACGACGGCCCCGCGTCCTCCCGCTGAAGATCCCCCAGGAACGATTGGACCTGCATCGGCGACAGTGCCGAGAGTTTCACCGATCCGAGTCGCGGAATCAGATACCGATTGCACGTCCGCATATAGGAATTGTGCGTGTTCAACGACCGCTGATGGACAACGACATCATCCAGCCACCGAGTCAGAAATACCCCGAACGTCAGCCGGTCATTCGACAGACTGTGGTTCGATTTGTCGTTGCAGAGCGTTTTGAGAATGGCGACCGCGTCCGCATGTTTCCATGCGGTTCGCGTCACCTGTTTCCGTTTCCCATCGACCCACACGCTAACCGCGATTCTGTATCTGCCCGATTTTTCCTTGAAGATACTGCCCTCGCCGTTAGCGCGTCGTCGTGTCATTCGGTCCCGTTCTTTCCGGCAAAAATCACACGTCGAAAGTGTGTAGAGTCGATAAAAGGATTACGACAGAACGGCTTGACCTCGATCCCGTCCCGTTGCAATTGTTTCCGAAAAGCGTCTTTCTCCGTCTCGTCAATTTCCAAAATCTGCATCCAGATTGACAGCGATAGCTGTGTTCCGTCTGGAGGAATCACGCCTACTGAAAGGCCCGGTGGAAGATTTCGCTTGCTTTCCATACGTACAGTGCCTATTGTTTCGTCACGCATGTGAAAAAACCCTTTGGTAGTGCTTGGGGGAGTTTCGATGATGCGGCGAATCAATGCCCCGGTGAGGATGCCAGTCCTCGCCGGGGTTTTTCGCTTTCGCCGCCCGTCGTGTGGTGCGGGTTGGGCAGCGCTTAAAAGATGATCGCCTCCCTGCTTGAGATCCGACCGGAACCACGGCACATCATGCCGGTTCTCGAAGTCGCTGTGATTTTGGCCCACGTAAGACGCACAGTTGAACCCCACCAAGAGTATGGCATTTCGAAATTGTGGATCGAAATCTACCGCTTGGTTAGATTTTGTCAACATTGCAAACGATAATTCTTTAGAATATAACTTGCATCATCCACCACCATGATCGTTTTCATGCAAGGAACGTAATGCAAACTCTTGTAAGTGCCGCCGATTTTCGCGGGAACTTCGTCGCGATCAGCAACATGAGCATCGCGGCGAAAAAGGGTGGACTAAAAGAACATCAGGCACTCGGGCACCCGCTGTGGGACTTTAACCCTGACCCGAAACACGTTGAAACGATCAGGACCGCGTTCGCGAAATGTGTGATCGACCAGGAACGGCAGGACTACGAAATCTCGTCAGCTATCGGTGGACGGTACGAACACTGGAAGGTCGTCATGCTCCCCTGCCACGGCGCCGAGGTTGTCTGCTACGCCGTTGAGGTCGCCCCGCCCGATATCGCACTCAGTGACGCTGACAAATCGATCTTGGATCAACTGGCGAACGATATGACGCTGAAGGATATTGCCGCCGCTGCCGGAGTCTCTGACGGTACTGTAGCCGCTCAGTGCAACAGACTGCGAGAAAAATGCGGGGTCGCGACCAATCACGGCCTGATCGCGTTCGCCGCTCGGGTTGGGTTGCTGGATTGATGTCTAAAATTTTAGACAAATGTGAGTCTCTGATCAGGGCTACGGCCAGTTTTAAACACGACAATGAGGGGAAAAAATGAGCGACACATTTGGTTGCTGGTTATATCTCACTATTTGCGAAAAAGACGCTATCGCCCGTCTCTCGCGATGGGTTGAAATGCCTTTCGTGCCGTTCAAGGGCTTGCGAATCAACCTTGGAGATGATGACGATCCCGAGATAGAGTCTTTTGATGTAGAAAAAATTGAATACAACACATGCGACGGAGGTTTTTGGTTACACCAACAACTTGATTTTGGCGACGATTGCGAGTGTACGCCCGATAATGATTGTTGCCGATTCAATGAACAGCGCTGGATCGATTCTGGATGGACGATTGACAAAGTTTCGCGTGGCGATGACAGGTATCCACTTAAATCGTGGATGTTTCCCACGGTCGCTGCCGTCTCCGAACCAACAATTTCGCCAGTCCCATAAAATTCTTGCGAAACTGATCTAGGCAACATGCGGAGTCAGTTTAGGATGGGACTTGCAATGTCTAGCGGCATTAGCGATCATCAGAATCTCCCGCGATTTTTCGCACGACATTCAATGAACCCGCGACGTCCGCTAGCGTTTGCGGGTTCAGTCGTTTCTGGACCCGTCCAAGAGCACGGAGGCGCGTTATGTTTCAGAGAACTTTGCACGCAAAAGAACTCTGCGGGTATTCAGCCCCGAGTGGATGCGGTTCACAACTCCCGCAGCTTGTTAATAGTGATCAGCGAAAGGTACGTCTGTCGTGAGACAGTTTCCGGGCAACGGGCAGGTAGTCGATCCTGTAATTGCAGATACGTCCCGGTCATCATCTGAAGTATCCAAAACGGCTGTATAAGCTGGATCACAAACGAGAGAAGCCAGAAACGGTATAACCCCACGCCATAAACGCCTCCCTGATCGCGATTCCCAGACAAGTCTAAGACAGGCATCCAAGCCTTCTTCAGATGGGAATCTGCATAGGCATAGAACACTACAATAGGAGAGAATAATGATCATCACTGACAAATGGTTGATTGAGAACTCGACGGAAAAAGGATCGTGGACATATGCGCAGCTTGAGATTATCGGAGTGCAAACGCCGCCGCGAATGGGATGGAAATCGACCGTCATCGGTAAAAACATTGACGATGATTTAGCCGCCCGATTCGTCGAAGCCAGAAACATTCGACAGAGAAACGGAAAGGCGACCGTCGTTACCGACAACGACGAACCAGAAACCGCATATGAACCATCGACGGGCAAGATTACAGTTCGCATTGGTGGCGTGTTTATGCGCCTAACGGTCGGACAAGCCGCTGGACTTGCAACCGGCTTGAACCATGATCTCGACGCCGCATACGAGCATTACGAGCGACGGAAAAAGAATGCGGAACAATTCAACGAAACCGGCCCCGTGGCTGGATCAAGGCGTGCTGCTGGACAATGAGTACCGGCATCTATTTCAGTAACAACAAAAGGACACCCTCAATGGACGAAAACACGATCACACTTTTGAACGCATTGACAGAATCCGCGCGAATCGAGGTCACTGAACGACCGTATACCGACGATCAGAAGATTTTCGCCGCAGTCGCGTTTGCCGTGGCGACAGTCAAAAATCGTGGCGGATTCCGTGACCTCGAAATGCCCGGAGATTCGTCGCTCGAATTGATCGAACAGATGGTGCGTGAGATTAAACACTCGTTTGAAATGATTCAGGAGGCCGCATAATGGCGAGCATGAGAGAAGAGGCTGAATGCTGGGCCGTCGAGTACATTGAGGCTAACGAGGCGATTGATTCCCAATGCGTTTACGATGGAATGAACGATTCCGCACGCAACAAGATGTTCGACTTCGTGGAAGAGTGCTTCCATGTCGGACTGAAGCCGATTGCGTATATGGACCTGCTGATCGATTACCAAAAAACGATCAACGATTGCGCAAAAGATTACATGGACCTTGAACGCGAGTTTTCCGAGTACCGGAACTTGCGTGAAAACGGTCACGACGAAGAAGGCGTTTAGAAGCTCGTCAATACTCAAAGGAACAGACAGTGGCCGCAAGTTTTTCAAAAGTAATCGCCGTTGGCAATTTGACACGCGACCCAGACATAAAAACGCTTCCGTCCGGCACGCAGGTCTGTGAGATCAGCCTCGCGATCAACGACAGCTATAAGGGCAAGGACGGCAACAAAGTCGAGAGCGTGACTTACCTTGAATGCTCGTTCTTCGGCGTGGTCTGTGGCATATTCGAGAAGTACACCAGCAAAGGATCGTCCGTTCTGATCGAGGGCAAGTTAAGAACCGAGACCTGGACCGACAAAGCGACCGGCCAGAATCGCTCGAAGCTGAAGGTGATCGGCGAGACCATGCAACTCTTGGGATCACGCACGGAATCGCACAAAACGCCACGAGCCGCCGTCGAGAGTGCTCCCGCGATGGAATCTGTGGCCGCTGGTGTCACGCCGGATGAAGTGCCGTTCTGATTCGCCCATGATTTCCCGAGGTTTTCGCGAATTCCAGAATTATTTCGCAAATGTCTGCATAATTAGATTGACTGTCGCCGATATCGTCTGTATATTTGGAGACGTGGCAGCAACCAACACCGAACGGGAGACGAGAAATGAGATACGAACAAACTGACGCAATCGTTGTGAGCGACAGTGAGTACCGAGCAGCCCGAAAGGCTGAAGCTGCTCATGCAGTAGAATTAGCAAAGTCACTGGCCGTTGAAGCGGGAGTTGAAGAAGACACGGCAGTTGCGTGTGCCCGATGGCTTGAGCGATCTGTGATAACTGCTGTTGATTTGCCGGAAACTGTCGGGGCACACACAGCCAGTGCTGGAGCTAGAAAACAGCAGTTCACCGTCAAAGCGAAAGAACTTCAGGCGATTCGCGATAAGAATTCACAGCAATAATACGATAACCGCACCCGTCCGCAATCTCGCGGCGGGTCAACACCGAACGGGAGACGAGAACATGGACGCAACTCAACAAGACGTGATTAAACGAGCATTCGCCAGCGCAAATAAATGTCGTGACGACGCACAGTCACTACTGAAGGCGTGGGAGTTGGCGAAAGAGTATGGACCCGCTGCTGCTGATGGTGTTCACGTCGCTTACCTCGCAGCGGACGCGGCAGAAAAAGAAATCTTGCGACAGATCAAAGAACTTCCCGGCTTTGACGATTCAGTTGAAGAATCCAATGCGGCAGCGGCTGCAATGTTCGGTTTTAATTCTTAACTCGCGGCGGGTCACGCAATAGGGGGAATGATGAGCGACGCATACAAAAACGGACGAGACGCTTTTTTGAATGGGCATCTTAGGGAAACAAACCCATATTGCACCGGATCGTTTGCCCGTGACGAATGGTTTGCGGGATGGGAATCGATGCACTCCAATAAGAACGCACGGGAGGCAGGTTGAAACGGATCACGATCAACATCACGGAGGAGCTTGAGTCCGTGCTGCGAGACATGGCCTCCAACGCGAAATTCGGCCCGCTTGTGGAAGAGTTGTTGCGGGAGAGTCCGCGACTGGAATCAGCACGGAAACGGCTCAAGATCAAGTTTGTGGCACGCACCGAACCCGGAAAGCGTGCGAAGAAACAGGAGGGGGACAAGTGACATCAGAACAATCACTCGACATGCGACACCGCACGGACACGCTCAAACGAGTGTTAGAGACGCTGGAAGCACTCCGCGACAATCCCGCCGTAACTGACGGAGACGCTGCCGTTGAGTGGGTGATCGAACAGCTTACGGAGGCGGGGGAATGAGCGGACAAACAGATACGATCTTCAGCGAGGCTGCATTGTGGAGAACAATGAGTTCCGACACTCTAAAACGGATGTGGAATATTCGATTGATACGAATCCGAGAACTCGAATCGATGCTGGAATGTATCCAGAACGAGATCGAGACCATTGACGAGATCCTAGACGAAAAACGAACTGACGCCGCAAATGTCTAAAATTTTAGACACGGCCACAATTTCGCTGACAATTCCGCAAACGCTTTGTATCCTGTGATCCGATCGAGCGTGAATCCCGTTGCTATGACGTGATCCACTTCACAAAAGGGCTTGACCATGTTCCGTGACCTGAAAAAACTGCTGTCCGCGATACTTGGCACGCCCGTGATCGGTGACGTGATCGGACCTGGACTCGCTGGCGTGGCTGCGTTTGGACTGATGCTCGGTTGCGAGAGCTTCCGGCAAGTTCAGCAGATGAACGCCGACAACAAAGCAGCGAACAAATTCAACGAGACCTCGAACGCGATTCTTCAGTCTGAGCATGTCAACGGCGATCTATCCGCACCGCTGATCAAGAACCTGCCGTCATTCGCGCACAAGGCTGATTAGGCCACATCCCGACACGTTGAGCAGATGGACACTCCGTCCAGTGCTGCTCCGAAGTCTTCTTTCGTCTTCGCTGGCGGTAATCGTTTCAAGCACTCGCCGTGGATGCTGCAGCGATAAATAGACTTGTCAACTCCGCATTGGCAATCAAGCCGTTTTCCGGTTTCGTCGCCGCGATTGGAGCAGGCAAGGAAATCTGGCCGCGTGCGTGCCGTGAATATCTTGCATCCCTCGCACGTCACCGCGCCCGGCAATCTGACCAGCTTCAGTTCTGATGCCGCCAAAACGCATCTTCCGAGTTCGTTGCAAGTATAGATCGTGACTGCCGAGTATTCATCGCGCGAGATCGTCCCATAGACTCCGAGATTGTGACGACAATCAATCATGAACATGGCAATGCGAATGTGTCTGTTGATGACGTAGGCCGTCCGATTTCAGACTGGATTGTGGCCGCCGATGGGCATGACGAGCAGCTTCCCGAGCAACTATTTGATCCAGTTACCCATTTATAGAGCGTGATCGTAATCGTTACGCGACCGTGAGCACCGGCACCCCCGCTGGTTCCGTGTTTTCCGCTGCCGCCGCCGCCGCCGCCAGGTACTGTACCGGGAGACCCGTCTGAACCTGACGACGCTCCACCAGTTCCACCAGATCCGCCGCCTCCTGGCGCGGACCCACCATTACCTCCGCCGCTGGTTGCCGACGTCAAGCCGGTATTGCCATTCGTCGCCGTTGTATCGCCAGATGCAATCCCTCCTGCCCCGGTGTTTGTACCCGGATTGTCGCCAAGGCCACCTTTGCCTCCGCCTGCCGTTGCCGTGAAGAATCCGGTGAGCATTGTATCTCCACCATTTGATCCATCTGACACACCGGAATTTGTACCGGGATTGCCCCCCACGCCAATGGAGTAGTTGACTGTTTCTCCTGCTAAAGCTGGATATGGTCCGGTGATCACATATCCGCCCGAGCCTCCCCCTTGCCATCCATGTGTGCCAGTATCAGTTCCGGCACCGCCGCCGCCACCGCCCCACGAATGGATTTCTATTTGACAATTTTCGGATGTCGTGAACGATCCTGAACCGCTGTCGTAGGTTGTCGTGGTTATCGTGTCGACGGATGCCGTGTAGTTGCAATCGCCCGTGCATCCCGGCGTCGTCGTGCATGGGTTTGAAAGGAAGTTGACATCCGTTGACGACAGTTTCGACGCATAGGACGTGTAAGCGTGAGCCTGCCCGGAAACGATCACACCGGGATTGCTCGACGATCCGATCAATGCTGCTTGGTATGTGCCGCTGGATGATGTGGACGCAACGTGCTTGTGCCCCCAATTGAATGTTCCTCCAGTAGTATACTGCTGAACGGTCGCCCCTTGTGGATACGGTGACGGAAAGTCTTCGCCGAACGTGTAAATGTACCCGTCTGAACCAATGGCAACGAGCAATCCGCCGCATTCGGTAGACCACATCAGAGTCCCGGATGAATTGTACTTTTGCAGGTAGCTTGGCGGGCTGGCTGTTGATGACGCGCCAACAACATAGACGTTTCCGGAGCCATCAACAGCGATTCCAGTCACCACGGCTAACGCCAACTGTTTCCAGTCGAAATCAGAACGTACTTTTGATGGTGCGGATTGTGACTTTCCCTTCAGCAATGAAAGCCGAGTTGGTCCCGTGTCGTAGTGGAACCCGTAATAGTTTCGATTGCTGTTGCGAATGAACGAATGAAGGATCGACGCACTGTCGCCGTATGTGGCGTCGTTGTACTCAATCTCGTAGGATGTTGGTGCGGAACTGAATGGACTTTGCCACCAGTCGATGACGCCTTGGATATTCGAGCTTCCGGGACTCCCGTATCGATGGTACGGCCTCAAGATGTGATAACTGTCATCCGATGCAACCACGAAATCGGTCGCGGGAGTTGCCGGATACGCTGCCGGGATCGTGATGTTTTTGACGACCACCAATGATCCGGATTGCGTGACCGTGACGAATGCCTGATTCGCGTGAGAGTCTTCCTGCAACATGCAGACGATGTTGCCGCTGTTGTCGAGGCACAATTTCACCGGAACGCCAGTGTCATAACTGGATACCGTTCCCGCAGCGTCTGTTTGCAGGTCACGAACCCAACTCACCGCACCCGTTGAAAGGTCAAACGCGACCAACGAGAAGTACCCGTAAGATCCGCTGTACCGGACACCGCCCACAAACACGTTTGACGTTCCGACGACCTGACACGTCACCCCGCCGTTGCTCTCGGAACTGACGAGATTCGGAGAATAGTTCGCGGACCAGAGCGTATTACCGCTGCCGTCGTAAGAACGGGTTGTGTAATAGGAGGCGCAACACTGGCGAGTCATCCGCATCCGATTAGCCCCGTCCACTCATACCACGCAAACTCAAAGCGACCCGTTAATCCAGTCGTGGTAGTTGAAAAGTTTGGGTCACGATTTTGGATTGTCAAATTCGTCATACTTGAAACGGCATAGGTTCCGCCAGCACTGGTTCCAGTGGGAAGCCATAAATCGGCAGTGTATGTCGACGCAACCGATAGGGATGTTGCCGCAGCAATTGCCGATGTCGTCTTACCCCAATACCACACCGTCGGTTCCCATTTTGGGGACCACTCGCCATAAGAATATTCAACCTTAATAACAGTGCCCGATCTCGCAGTAAATGGAGATCTGTTTGTGCCAGCGACTCCTACAAGCGTTGAATCTGGAGAAACTATGAACGCCTTTGGGTTTGTCATGCTTGTTGGATCGGGAACCCAAACATCGAAATGGAATGTTGTCGGACTTTCGAGTGTTCCCGCATGAAGATCACCGCCGAGCTTCGCCCAATACCAAAATGTTTGCGGCGTTAGATTTTTATGCGTGCCGATATTTGGTCGAATTGGCATCAATTGATGCTCGACCGCGCCAACAGTCCGGTTAATCCGCTGTGCATCCGGAACCGTGAACATCGCCCCTTGCGTTGCGTCCGTCATTGCACACCTCAGCTTGTTGGTGCGTTCGCTTCAACTAATGTCGCCCACGCATACGGCCCCTGAGCGCCAGTTGACGAACTGACCGTCATGGCAATTGAAAACACATCCCCAGCGGAAAATGTTGTCACGGACAGCGTACCTGTTTTAATTGCCTTCGACGAATCGGAGTTGGTAACGGACGCTGTCGCCGACAACACGGTCGTTCCGTTTTTCTTTAAGTCAAACGTCACCGCCGTTGATGATCCAGTATTATTCAGGAGTGCGTTAAGTCCGCGAATCGTTCCCGTCGACTGAGCAACATACACGATCTCTTCTCGTGTTGTTGGCGTTGCGCCTATTGCAAAACCGAAACACGTTCCATGCTTGTATGTCGGCTGCACCTTGTCCGTTCCAATGATGTCTAACGCCTGATTGCTGATGTGCAAATTGCCTACCGCACCAGCCTGCAAAACCGTCTGTGACGTGCTCAATCCAGATGCCATGATAAAACCCCTATTATGCCCACGGAATTACTGAATAACTAACTTGCGGAAATGGCCGATAGCAATATCTCTGGAACGCCGTTTCCGCAATTGGTGAACCGGATGTATTGATCGGAACCCCTGTGCCGTCCAGCGGAATTGGAGTTGTTATTGTAGTGTGTTTGTTTGAATCGACGAAATTATCCCATGCGTTTGTTGATGTGTTGTAGGATTTTGTGCCTTCATCGAGACGCTCCTCATCCCACGGGCTTGGGACTTGCGATTCCGTGGCGAACTTTTGTCTCGGAACTCGCACCGTCACGTTCCATGTTAGCGTGATGAAATCGATGTCGTTTTCTTGTTTCCTGTCGCTGAATGTCAAATTGGATAGCTTGCCGCACCCTTTAGGGATCGTCACTGGCGTTCCCATGATTGTGACAACTTGATCTGCCGTGTTTACTCCGTTTCCATACGTCAGAATCCACGACGGCAGCGATCCAACATTCTTTTCACAATGGATTTCCCATTCTGTTGAGGCTACTTCAATCGGAGGATCTAGAGGATCATTGGCTGAGTTTCTCGCCAATGCCATTGTGAATGATGGAGATGCTGGGTATGTGTTGTATGGCCCCGCCCGCAAGCACGCACGCACCGGAATCATGATTGTTCGTGAGGCACCGCTAATTCGGGTCGGTCGCTGTGTTGGATCGACGTTCGCGTTTCTGTCGAGTTCCTGCTGATTGAAAATCGTCTTGTGGTCGACGGTTACAATCCATTCCTTAGAAGATAGCTTGTCCCGCGACACGTCATACTGGTACGCCCGAGAAATTGACGATCCAGGAAAGAACGTCAATGGCGATGGAAGATTATCGGGTCCGACAGACTGTGCCCCATGGAACACATCGTTCTCAGTATCCGCCGATGAGTCCGTGAATATTTGAAAAGTGCGCCGACATGTCGTTCCCTCAAGGAGTGCGACACGCCACGACCTCGTTCCTTTCAGGTCTAGTTCTTTACATGAAACAACGGCCATCCTGACGATCCTTATTGACCGAGTTGAACGATAATTGACTCCGCAGCATTTCTGGCTTGTTCGTTCATGTCAGCGGCAATCTTCTTTAACTCTTCAAGCTGCTGCTTTTGCACGTCTTGCTCTGATCGCGTTCCTGAGACGGCACGGTTGATTGCCGAAACGCCCTCGGAAGAGTTCACATCGACGCCAGCCGCACCCTTATTGAGTGGGCTGAGCTTCGAGATATCTTCTTCCTTCTGCTTCACATCTAACCGTTTACGTTCGGCGTCCTGTTGCAGCTTCAGAAGTTTCATCGCCGCGTCTTGCTGGTCCTGCGGCAACACTCGATCACGTCGAGCAAGTTCTTTTTCTTCCCGAGCCTGTTTAGCGGCCAATGCGTCACGTTCGCGTGCTTGATCCTGTTTGCGAAGTTCGGGGTCGTCGAACTTGTTGTCGACGAACTTTTCGAATTCCGCCTGCGCCATCTTCTTCATGTCTTTTTCGGCAGCAAGCATCATCTTTTCTTGGCGGTCGCGTTCTTCGGCGAGACGGTTTCCGGCTGCTTCTGCGTTGGCGCGTCGTTGCACCGTCGCCAGGATTTCCGCGTTCCGCTCCGCATCTCGTTTAAGGTCAGACAATCGTTGTTCACGGGCTTTTCTGCCGACTTCAGTTTCATCTGCCGCCGCTTGCTCAAACAATTTGATTTCGAGCTTGAGAACATCCCGCGTGTCCTCCAGTCGTTTCTGATTGGCGAGCACCTGTTCCGCTGTCTGATCCATTAACAGTTTGCGGATTTCGAGTTCGACACTTCGGCGTTCTGCGATCTCAATGTCACCGGCAAGTTGATTCAGTTTCGCACGAGCGTCGATGGCTTCTTGCTGCTGTTTGTTGATGCGTTCGTTTGCCGCATCCATCTCGGGCTTCATCTCATCGAACTTAACTTTTCTTGCCGCGTTTCGTGCCGCAAGAGCCTCTTCGTTAAGTTCGGGGTGGGCGATCATTCCTCCGCGTTCGATTTCACGTTTGACGGCAGCTTCATCGCGTTGCTGTTCGGCAATCAGGTCGTCGTGTTTTTTCCGTTGTTCGGCAGTTCGCTGCGTCTCGGCACGGGCTTGCTGTTCTTTCAGCAATGCGATGTGTTCGAGTTGTCTCGCTTCCGCGATTAATGCGTCGGGCTGATCCATTCGAACCCGCGTAACCGCTTCCATGCGATCAGCAAGAACGCCGTAATGATCGACGATCTTTTTGGTTTCTTTTTCGATCTCTTCGGTGTTATAGAGCCACTTGATCGCAGCAGGTAATACGATCCCAGCCAGAGCACCGCCAATTGCCGTCACAGCCAATCCAGTGGGACCGAACGCAGAACCGAGCATTTGGACGTTGTTCGACACGGCCATAATGCCGCGACCGAGACCGTCAACCATATTTTTTGAGTTCGACACTTGTGACATGAAGTCTTGCAACCCGAAGCCGAGTTGCTGTGCCATCATCGCACCTTGGAACCCTTTGTTGTTGGCGTTATTGTCGCCGGGAATGTTTCCGAGACCGAGACGCCCGGCTTGCATGGACATCTTCTTGACTTCGGCGTCCGTCAATGCGCCGGCACGCTGGAGCATTTCCAGGTGCTCGATGTCGGATTGTCGGCGTAGATTGAACTTTTCCTGCTCTGTCAAGAATTGCCACTTGAGGTTTTCGCCTTCGAGTCGCATTGCGTTAAGTCGTTCGGTGACTTCCATTTTCAATGCGGAGCGACGTTCATTGTCCGCGTTCTGCTTCGCTTCCTTTTCCTGCTCAATGCGTCGAATCTCTGACGTTGCGTAAATTTTCGCATCGGACAATCTTTTGGCTGACGCTTCCGCTTCCGACGACTGCTCTGTTTCGATTCTTGCTAGTTCCTGCTGAACATAAACGCGGGCATCAGACAATCTCTTTGCGGATTGTTCGGCAGCCGCCGCCTTTTCCGCTTCTTGCCGCTGAATCTCCTGCTGTGCATAAATCTTGGCATCCGAGATCCGCTTTGCGGATGCTTCCGCTTGGGACGCTTGCTCGGCTTCCATGCGTTGAATTTCGGAGTTCGCATAGATTTTTGCGTCAGATAGCCGCTTGGCTGACGCTTCATCTTGCGATGACTTTTCAGCCTCCATCCGCTGCATTTCTTGCTGAGCATAGACCCGAGCATCGGAGAGTCGTTTGGCAGATAGTTCCGCTTGTGCTGCCTTCTCTTGTTCCAATCTCTGGAGTTCCATGTTCACGTAAACGCGAGCATCCGAGATCCGCTTTGCAGATGCTTCCGCTTGGGCAAGTGCCGCCTGTTCCTGTGCTTCCCGTCCAGATTCGGTATGTAGAGTCGCCTGATTCATCACATGCAGTTTTTCGTACTGCTCGGGATTTATTCGCCCTGTATCACGAAGATGATTCAGGCGAATCTGCGATGCGAGAAAACGTTCTTCAGCCTTCTGGAGATCGGTCTTGAGCGATTCGAGATATGCCGCCGCATCCTTTACGTCAGCGCGGAGTTGCTTCGTGTCCATTGCCAATGGAATCACTAAGCCCGATGAACCGCTGCCGCTGACATTTCCAGCCATGCTTTACCTCACGCACATATTGGCGAGTGCTTTTTCCATCTCATCCAAATCCGTCATTCCGACTGCCTGTTTTGCAAACGGAATGAAGTCGGCCCGTGTCAGCGGTTTCTTGATATGCGGGTTAATCGCCGCACACGCAATATCCGCCGTCTGCTGCCAGTCATCGCCCCACGGTTCGTTTTTGTAGGCCGCAATCCATTCCTGAAAGCACTCAGACGGAGTGTCCCGCATGAGCGACTTGACGTTCATTCCATAGCCGGTGTTGACGGTTCTGGCGAAGAAGTACCACCACTGGAGTTCGTCATCTCCTGTGACTTTTTTTCCAGTGCCTCACGACTCGCTTTCGTCATCGCGGACATGTCGAGAATCTTGCCTGCAATCCGTTCGATCACTTCTGGATGCTTCTTGCCGAGGAGCAATGCCCCTTCGTTTTCGTTCGGGAACAGATACGCCCCCTTGTCGTCGACCATTCCCATCGCACACGCCAGAGCGTAGGCGTTGCCGCTGACCGGACCTTTCTTGTCCTGGTCAATCCGTGCCCAAAATCTCGCCCGCTGATCGCCACTGAGCGACTTGACGCGAACTTGAGCCACTTCCGCAGACCCTTTCGGAGTCCACTCGGGAACATCGACATACTCGAAATCAGAATCATCCGCAGAGATCACCAATTGCCGGTCAAGAATCATCGTCAGTCCTTTGGTTTGTAGGATCTGCAATGCGGCGGTCGAACCGTGTCACACTGCCAATCCCGCTTCTGTTTTTCCACAATTGTGGAATTTATGACGCCGCAACAAATGCGGGTTGCCCACTAATTTTGAACGTACCTGTAATCACCATCTGCTGATCGAACTTCCATGCCGGACTCAACTTTTCCAGCACGACATAAGCCGTCCATGTCGCCGCATTAGTCGCTACTGATCCGCCGCAACTCGTCGCACGCTTTGGAAACGTGATCTGAATCGCATCGTTACCAGTGTTGAACAGGATTCCATAATCAAGCTGAGTGTTGTATTGCCATGTGATCGAGATCGAACCCGCGTCCTTGATATCGCCCGCTGCAAACGTCGCCCAAAGGTTTGTATTACGTGAGTTCGTCGTCTCGATCACTTCACGAGAAAACTCGGGAGCGGTATCCACGCCCACGATGTTTCCGAGTAACGTCGTATTCGTGGAAAGTGCTGCCGCGCCACCATAGAATGTCCCTTGCGTGAACGCCTGCGACATTTCTTCCGCCCTTCAGCATTAGGCCACTGCCGCCGTGTAGGTCGGAGCACCAATCACCTTGAACGTCATTGTGATCAGCATTTGAGAATCGAATTCCCATTTGGGACTTAGTTTGGTGATGACCACCGGGGCGGACCATGTTGCCGCCGACGATGCGACAGAACCGCCACAGGTCGTTGCCCGTTTTGGAAACGTCACCGTCATTGTGTCACAGCCGGTATTTGTCGTTGAAGGAGCACCGAACAGGGAGTTGTAGTCGAGTTGCGTGTTGTATTGGCACGTCACTGACATTTCCCCCATATCCTTCAAGTCGCCTGGGATGTAAGTCTTAATCCCATTCGCGCTCGTGGTCGTGTATGTCGTTTCAATCGCTTCACGGCTCATTTCCGGCGGCGTGATTGCGACGATGTTTCCGATCACGGTTGTGCCGGTCGTCAGTGCCGCCAAGCCACCATAAAACGTACCTTGAGTAAATGACTGATTGGCCATTTTTGTTCCTTTCCTGGATTATACGACCGCTGCCGTGTATGTAGGAATGCCGACAACCTTGAACGTGAGCGTGACAACCATCTGAGACTCGAAGTCCCATTTCGGTGAAACCTTGGTCGTCACGACGGAAGCGGCCCATGTCGCCGCAGATGTTGGTAGGGAACCGTTACAACTCGTCCCGCGCTTGGGGAACGTTACGGTGATAGTGTCGCATCCCGTCAATGACGACGACGGAGCGCCCATCAGTGCGTTATAATCAACCTGAGTGTTGTATTGGACGGTGACGCTAATCTCGCCCATGTCCTTGAGGTCACCAGCGATAAACGTCTTGATACCGTTCGCACCCGTTGAGGTAACGGTCGTTTCGATCACTTCCCGAGACATCTCGGGTGGAGTAATCGCGACGATATTGCCGATCAGGGTAGTTCCCGTCGTGAGAGCGGCGAGACCACCGTAGAACGTGCCCTGTGTAAATGCTTCCGCTGTCATTTGGAAATTCCTTTATTAGCCCGAACTGTCGCAATTAAGGTGGTACAAAACGATATCTATTGCCTCGATAGGCCAACCAACTTCGTCCGCTAATTGTGGTGGAGCACTCGCCTCATACGTCTGCGTCACCACGCAATGATCGATCCAGGTTCCGTTCCACTGAACCGATCCGGTGACGTTCGATGGATTGAGTGCCGCTTCAACTTGTCGCCCGAGAGCGCGAGACGCGATGTATCCGCCAGACTTCTCGTCACAGACGCAATAGACCGTCATTGGAGTAATTTTGAGAAATGATGGTCCCGTGCTGATTTGCGGGTTCTGCTGACCTGGAGGGCGATCAACGATGAGATACGGGGTTTTGCTGGAGCCTTCAGGAGCGATGCGTGGGAATGCTCGTGTACCCGCGTTTGTATTCGCGGACTTGAGTTTCCACACGACTGCTGCTTCTGCGATACCGCTCACAACAAATAACCCCTAACTGAATCCAACACCCAAACCCTGCGGACGAATCCGACGCGATCAGGTCGATGAATTATTCCTCGCAATTTCACGGTCGAGACCAGCCCGAACTTCCGTGGCGATAATGTCCTGTACCTGCATCGAAGTGTTTGACATGGCTCGTGCGAGCGGATGTCGTGCTGGCATCCGGCCTACGTACTTTCCACGTCCTTCACGCAACTTACTTCCCGTCAGTCTGTCTCGGCTTCCTTGGCCTCGCCGAATGGACTGGCTTGCGACTTCCTTGACGGTCTTGTAACCGCCGTTGGCTTGCTTCACTCGACGGTTTTTGATACGTGTACCGACAACCATTGTTCTCAGTGGCGTGAAACTGTTATGAAACCGATCCGCCGTCCCGTCCTCGACAAGATGATTCAACCGACCATATCCGCTGGCGGTACTGATCAACTGCATCGAGTAATCAGGTTTATTCCATGCTTTGTTCGTAATCATGTCCGCCGTATGATAGGTCTTGGGTATTGAGAACCCCTTCTTCAGCCAGATCCGACCCAGTTTTGCAGCTTTCGGATATTCCTTTTTCGCCTCCGCGACAACAATCGCCGCTGCCTTCTTCAGTGCCATTCGGCAGACACGACGTTGCACGTTCTCAGGGAACTCCTTGAGAAACGTGATCAGGTCGTGCATTCCAATGACTTCAGACATTAGGTCGCCACCGCTTCTATGATCCAGAGCACAATCTTTTCGTTGTTCTCGCCTTGGTTCGTCGCACGGTCGATGTGCTGTATTCGTCCTTCGTCGCGAATCTGATCCCTTGAACGAATCGTTTTTGTCACCGAGTCATAGGGAAGTTCGAGGATGCACGTCAGTTTTGGCTGTTGCTGCATTGCCGCTAAAAACTCTGTCCCGCCAGTAATCTTCGCACTCACAAACCGATCACAAAGTTTCGTGTATTGAGGAAGCACTTCACCAATTGCATTCGCGTCCGAATCAGAAACGCGATATACCTGGATGTAGTTATTCCTTGGCCCCGCAGCGTTCGCTATTTTGCTTTTTGGCAACATCACAACACCGCATACTGAACAGCACGAAGAGACTGCAAATACGACCGTTCACAATCTGCCGCGATGCTCGAACCTTCACGATCAGCAAAGTTCGTCGCGATATGTTTCAACATCGCCATTCTCAACCCACCCGGAAGAGTTCCGAGAAAGTTTTGGCCTGATCCCGCGTAGGTGAAATTGATTGCAGATCCGTTCGATGTCGTTGAAAGCTGACAGGTGTTTCCGCTTGTGCCAACGACATAGTAGGTTTGCCCTGCCACCAATGGAGTTGGTAAAGCCCCACCGCTATTGCTGACTCGGAAGGACGCCCCATTCGTTGGGACGTAATCGGTAAATGTGAGTGTGTCCGCATTGATATCGACCGTGAATGGAATCAAGTACCCCGCCGTGAATGTCACGGAGATCGATCCCATCTGAAAACGATTCGGTTGCCAATAGTGAGCATACGCCTGCGTGATTCGGCACGGTTCGGAATAGCTGACTGTGTAAACCGAGGGGTCAACCGTTTGCCATGTTCCAGGATCTGCCCCGAGATCGAGATATTTGACGGATTCCACCGCAATCACCGGGCATCGATACAGCTCAAAAATGTCGGGCCATCGATCAAGTAATAGCTGCCATCGCTGCCAGCACACCGCGCGACACGCATCCACTTCGACTTGGTTGCGTGCCGCGTTGACATAAATCCCCCACATCGAATCCTCTGCAAACTCATCGGGTGAGCGACGGGCCTGCATCTTGGCTTCGATAATGGAAATCGGTTCCACGGACGGTTCTGTGATTCGGCGATAGTCCGTCGTCAGCGTTTTGAACGGCGGTCGACCGCTCCAACTGCCAAACATGGGCTATTCCTCAATCGTCAGGATTAATACGCCGTTTTTCGAGTTTCCGGCACCTGCCACCGCAATCGTGATCGTGTCGAAAATGATCGGAAGCGACGCCTGAGTGACTGGCGTTCCTGTTGCATCCTGCAGGAAGAAATATGTCTGAACAGGACTTAATCCTGATCCGTTTGACGCTACTGTCGATAATGTGCTCTGACACTTCCCGAGGATGTTTAGTCCATTGGCGTCCGTCAGCGTGATCGAATACCCAGTTGTCGGAGCCGCCGCGCCGTTGTAAGTAATCGCACGGATGATTCGACCGACGAATCGCATCGGCGACCCATTGGCATTAGCAGTCGTCCCTGTGACGGCGCCTGTTGCTGAATCCGAAGTCCAGTTGACGATCAGTCGCCGGAAGTGGCCACGCGCTCCGGGAGCATACGTGGCCTGTCCAGCGTCAACCGTAAATGTCATTGACGAACCGGCCATTTATCGCCCCTCACTATTAGGTTCGTCGTTGCATGACTCGGTAAGAATTGCAATACAGAACCGGCTGACCGCTTCCGCTGCCCTGATTAACGAACGTCGGAGACAACGCGACCTTCGGAATATTGGTCGTCGTCATGACTGCACCATTCGGTTTGCCATTGACGTAGAACTGGACCGTATCCGCCGTCGAGTTGTAATAAAACCCGAGGTTTTGATACGTTCCCGCAACCATCGTCGTCGCCGTTTGGGTTGCTGCGGTCGATGCCTTAACTGATGTAGCCAGCAACACACCGTTAGTGGTCACACTGGAGAACCCGATGCAATTCGCTGAGGACAAAGCGTTTGATGCGATCACAGTCGTACTGACAGCAGCAAGACCAACGAAGAACTGTGAGTTCACTGATGTGACGAGTTTGACGCGGAATTCCGCCCAAATATCACGAGTCAGCGCGGGTACAAAGTTCGATTTCTGTCGCTGGAGATTGCATCCTTGACCGGCAGTCGCAGCACCGCAGTCAATTTGCAAGACACCCGGTTCCGATGTCGAAATCGCCGCCGTACCAGACGTCACGGTAGTCAGCGTATAGTCGCCAGTGCTGGCAACCGTATTGAATCCCATCCACTGCTCATTGCATGTGGCAAGGATATCAATGGCCGATTCGTCTTCCATCAGCGGGCAAGTGTTCCACAAGCTCGTTGACCAGTATGAGGATAGATTCGGGTCACACGAACGAGTCCGCCGCGTTCCAGGATCTGTGTATCCGCGAGTACCATAAGGATATGCCATGATCGTTCCCGTCAGGAGGGTTTATTGACTTTTGCAACTGCGTCGTAAAACGACTTTGCCGCTTCCAGTGTCTCCAGTGCGAATGCGTCTGGAGTGATCGGCAGGTTGCGAGACCAGTTCCGAGCGAACAGGGATGCCGCCAATTCCTCGACGGCACTCCCGTTTTGCACGACCGGCTGTTTCGCCTGATTGCGATTCTCGTTAGCCACTTGGTCAGACCTCAGTTAGAAACGCCGGAGGTATGGTTTGTGGTCAGGTTCAGTTGTGGTGCTCGCGGGTAATCGAGATCCACCAGGACACACTGCTTATCACCAGAGTTGCTGGTCGTAATTCGGATCGAGACATATCGGCTCGTATAGCCAGCAGCCGCCGATACTTCGCGCACCTGAGCAGCCGAGCATTCGATGAAGTATGAACCGTTCACGGCGGTTGATGCGATTGTCGAAGTGACCACCGCCACAGTGTTAGTCCCGCTTGAGTCGTCTGCGGCGACGATTTCCAAAAGAGTTGGCCCGCTGGAACTGGCGGAAACCACCGTGCCGACAACAAAGCCGACCCAATTGTACCCCGTCATATCGAACCAGTACGTCGCCGAACCGTCCGTCAACACCGTTGCGGATGTTGCACCAGGAACGTGAAACACTTGGCGAAGGTTACGCTCCGCCCCGATCTTTTGAGTTGTAACCGCTGAAGCCATTGCAAAATCTCCGCTGGGAGTGAGTTGTTAGTTAAACCGAGTATTAGCGAGTCGCGAGGACGCACATTGGAGACAGCTTGTTGGCACCGTTCTGCGGGGTCAGAGCCGATTTCCACCAGAACTGGCCAGCGTTTCTGGTCCAGAACTTGAAGGTGCGTTCGTGATTGATGAACCGAACGTGCATCGATTCGGCGGACTGCATCGGTTGGTAGATGCCTTCGAGGTATTCGGACCAGTTCCCGAGGATCAGGTCGCCAACAGTCCCGAGCGTTGACGCGAACTCGGTGAAGATGACGGGACGCCCCTTCAGATAGCTCTTGCCAGACGCCATGTCGGTCTGGAAGTATGGCACCAGCGAACCGGCCACGCCGATGTTCTGGACGATGGACGACAACTGCGGCAAGCAGTCATAGTTCGTGATCCAGACAGCCTTTTCATAACCCCAACACTGAGCGTGCATCTGATCGATGTTCTCTTTGGTGATGGTCTTTGTTTGCTGGTTGGACATTGCCGAGACAGTGACGGTTCCGGGAGCGTTGATAACACCCTGGTATTCGCCAACTCCAGTTCCTCGGAGACGTTCCTTGATCAACTGAGCACCGAATTGCTGGCCGTAACCTTGAGCAAGGATTGCGGCGAACGAGATCGGCGAGTCGGTCAGAATTTCTTCCGACGCATAGGACAGTCCGAACAGATTTGTGGCATTCAGGACCACGCGTTCCAACTGCATGACGGAAGATGTCGCTGCGACCGTTTCCGGCTTACGGGTGACAGTCAGGCCGCCGCTGACGCTGGTGGTATGGTCTTTGTCGGTTCGTGCGGGAATCGGTACAATTGGCGACTTCATTGGGATCTTGGTTGTCATTCCGGCGAGCCAATCATCTTCCGGCTTGACAGTCAAGAGGTCTGGAGAGAACGCCTCGGGCACTAAGAATCCGCCGTATGGATCGCTGTTTCCGCGTTGTTCGTCGGAACCAGCGGTCAAATATTTCAGATTGTCATAGTTCTCGATGCGGGATGAGTTTGACCCAACATCGATAACAGCGAGGATGAACTCACGAGGCGATTTGAATCCTTTGGCGGGATCGTTTTCCCACGCAGGGGTCGTTGCCATTGGCGCGGGAGCGTTTGGCAATGAGTCTCCAGCGGTTCGCCGTGGGGATGCGGTTTGCGTATTAGCCATCGAAGAGACTCGATTGCGTCGTTGTTCAGCAGCACGGATTTCTTCGCGGACGGCGGAAATCTTGGCGGGGATCGCTTCCATTTCGGCGACCATCGCATCGAATTCAGCAACTTCTTCGGCGGTCAGCGCCGTGCCTGCGGTTTCCTTTTCGGACAACGCCTTGCATTTGCCATGCAGTTCTGTGCGTCGGTCATTGAGAGCTTGAATCCGAGGGTCCATTGTCTTGATTCCTTAGTGAGCACCGGGAACTCGCAAGACAAGGGCGAGAGAGAACGCCGTTGACGGTTTCCGGCGCAGCCATTTGATTTGGTTGCGTCCTGAAAACTCGCATCATGCAACGGCATTAGCAGAGTAATCGTTCTGGCAGGCGACTCATCAAAGGACGGTACGACTCGTGCCAGCATTTTCAAATTGTGCTTGGAGTCTATCTATGCGACCGACTTTGTAAATATCTGTCGCAAGCGATTGTTTTCAGCTTGTTCATAGTTTTCAGATTGCTAAGATGGCCGATATGAGCACGGACGCGTCACAATCGATGTCTGCGGGAGAGATAGCACAGCTTTGCGAGTGCCGCCCGACTGTTCAAACCGTCTATCGCTGGTCCCGAATCGGCATTCGGATTGGTAGCGAAACAGTGAAACTGTCGCGACGTAAGGAAGGTGGCCGGTATGTCTACTTCGCATCCGACCTGAAAGAATTCCTAGCGAAACTGAATGGGGAGTGATTCCGTGCGGAGAGAATCGCCATTTCGAGCGTTCTGCGAACAACACTTCTTTAGGAAACGTGACGTTTGAACACACGCGAAACCAACGAAGCAATCGCGGCCCTGATCTCGTTCATGGGATTGTTCCACCAAATCAGCGTGTGGGCGATTGAAGATGTCGAGAAGGGTATCAACTGCGAACTTCGAGACAGCGTGTTCATGCAAAAACTGTTTCTGTCGAGCGAGTTCTTGTCGGATCGGCGATACTGGCGTCACCTTCCCGGCATCTTCTATGCGTGCAAGAAAGCGGCGATTGATAAGATCGCGGAGAGTAACTAGCAGTCGGCGTTGTACCCGCAGGCGGATGTCGCACAATGCCGTCGCGGGACGTACATGGTAGCACCGTGACGCCGACTGTTTCTATTACCGTTCGTCGAACCGCACGCCAATCAGATTGAGTTTGCGCCGACGCTGATCGCTGAAATCTTCCAACATCGGCGAATCCCATCCATCATCAGCGGCGTTACCGGAACTTGGACGAATCGTTCCCGCCTGCATCCGAGCGAGCACGTCGCCATACGTCGCTACGCGGTTAATCATCCCGCATTTCTGTGCCGACGCCGCATCCATCGTGCGACCCTTCCCGAACGTGTCGCGGACCACGCCGACATCCATTCCGCGATATCTGGCGACATCAGACGTGAACTGCTGATAGATCCGATGTACGTCCGACTTCATTTCCTGTGTTGCTTCATCAGTCAATGGCTCATACGGGTTGCCTTCAGCCTTGAATTCAGGCTCGCGAATGATGGTGCATTCAATCCCGTCGTCTTTCAATGCAGCGGAGTAATTGAAGTGCATTTGATACACGCCCACAGAGCCGACGTCCGCCCCAACTGTCGCATAAACCCTGTCACACGCCGACCCAATGTAATACGCTGCCGATGCCATCATTGAGTTGGCGACCGCGCACACGGGCTTTGTACCGCGCGCCGCATGGATCTTGTCCGCCATTTCCTTGACGCCATAGACGCTTCCGCCTGGACTGTGGACGTGCAACATAACATTCGAGATTCGATCCTCGCTCATGCAAAGGTCGAACGCTTCATTTAACGATGCGAGAGACGTCCCGCCCATCATGTCCACTATCCATCCGCCGTGCTGGTCGATCATCCCGAACATCGGCAACACCGCCGTATACTTCGCTGACTTCGGCTGCTGTCGCGCCGCCGTCGCTGCTTTCGTCGCCGCCGTCAATGGACACGGAGCATCGAAAAGTTTGCGAGGCTGATCCATTTTTTGAAGCAATGCCTCATACGTCGATGACAGCATATAGGGACCGGCGAGAAACGACTTAATCAGTGGGTGCATGAGACTTCCTTCACGTAAGATTCGATTCGATTCGGCCATGATTCGAGTTGTTTCGCCACTTCGTCAGACAGCGTTGCCATCGTCGCCGTTTCCGACACTTTTATGAGGTCGGCCTTCGACGCCAAGCACCATTCGGTCGAGATCGACCATTCGGAATGTTCACCACCAATCGCCTGCGAAGCCGTACAAACTGCCGTCAATGCTTCCTGCATTTGAGACTGGTGCTTTTCGTAAAACGTCTCGATGAAGTCTGTGAATTCTTTCGGCTTCGTCGCCGCCGTCGAAACCGCCTTAATTTCCTTCGTTGAGAACCGTGAAAGCGTATCCTTCAGCATGATATTGACGGCTTTCACGACCGCTTCATTCTGTCCAGTGGAGATCGTGATGGGAACCTCGATCGACTCCGACCCAGGTTCTTTCTTGCCATTATTGGGGTCAACTGGTGGCGTTTGCGGTTCCGTGGCATTGTATGGCTCGTCAATCGGACGCATTGCACCCTGCACAAAGTAGGTATCCCCTTTGTCGTGCGGATTCTCCCCGAGCTTGTCGAGGATATCGTTGGCGGAATAGACACCGATTGCGTTCATCGAACGGTAGAACTCGCTCAGAGCCGCCAAATCGCCACGCAGGAGATCCGAGAAGTCGAACGCGAAGTAATACCCGTCCCGACGCTCCTGTTCCGTCAGCAATTTGTACGCGAGTTCCTGAAGCCAGATGTCGAGAAACCGCAGCGAGTAAGTCTTGAAGTCGATACCCTGCTGCTCGATACTGGACGAGATTTCCTTAATCGCCCGCCGCAACATCGCCAACGGAATGTCGTACCATCGAGCAATCTCTTCGATCAGGAATTCTCGACGCTGGACGTGCTGCTGGTCTGTCATCTTCCAGTCGAACGGCTTGGCAACCGACCCTTCCGTAAGCAATGCCACGCCCTCGCCGCCCATCTCATACAATTCCTTCCATTCACGGCGGAAGTTGACGCGAGATGCCTCTGACATGACTTTCGGTGTTTCGACGACGATTCGCGGCACGCCAGCCTTCGACGCCTGTTGTTCTGACCGCTCCATCGTCAGATTCAGACCGATTGAACGGCGAGCCTGGTAAGCAACACCAAGACCAGTAATTCCGCCGTCCTCAGATACGATGTACGGTGCCCGCACCAACTCACCATCCTTCAGGTCCGATTGTGTACCGTCCGGATTTGTGACGTGCCACCAAAGATCCTTATCAATATCGCGAAACGGTCGCATTCGCCGAGGATGAATCGAATTTAAGTACATTGGAACATCAGTTGAGATGTCCCGCTGGATTTCCGAGAACGTCGTACCCCAATTGACTTGCCATGCGATCTGCTGTGCTTTCCATTGCACGGCGGTTTGATCGAGGTTCGGTCGAAAGCTAACAATCTGATGAACTGGATGCTGGTCCTGCACTTCGCGGACGATACGACCATTCACAACCGTTTTTCGCACAAGGTTCAAGGGAGACGTCGCGCCGATACCGCAAAGCAATCGTGTCGCAGCAAAGCATCCGCCAACGAACAAATGGCTGTTAGCGGTCGGTTGCCCCGCCATTTCAGGAATGCCGAGCGGCGTATACCAGAACTGACCCGCTGGCGACATGTTCGCAGGGTCATCCATCCAGTCATACGAACTGCGTCCCGGAACAAGTGCGTCAAGGATTGCGCCGAGCATTTTCAAGACCTCTTAGGTGCGGAAGCGTGCAACAATCGCGTGACGATAATGAGCAATAACAGGAGCGATCCAACGCCAATAAACATTGACGCGGGTGAAATCAACCACAATCCGTAACTTAGCATTGACAACGACACGAAAAGTATAACCGCCTGAACTGCTGCCGTCATTACCACTTTCCTATAATGCGAGAGATCCTGGTTGATAGTTCCATACGCCGTCGTCTTGGTGGTACAAACACTCGCTGAGTGCCATCAGAACAGCCACCATCGCGTCGATTTTGTTGATGTCCTGAGATTTATCCGGCATCATTTCGCCTCGCGTGTTCTTGTCGACGCACAGATTACCGGCCTGCCACGCGAGACATGGATTGCCATTGTGCTTGAACAGCGGAACCTCGACGCCGTTTACAGTCCTAGTTTTACCGACGCACCGCAGTAATTCCTTGATCGGTGCTGTATAGAACTTGTGCGACTGGCCAAAAACAAACATCTCCAATCCGTCCGCAGTCAACATTTGTGCCAGTTGGTGAGCGTAGGTTTTGTCGTATGCCCACGTCCGGATTGAATATTCGCTGTGCCATTCCTTGCAAGTGTCATAAACGTCGAGAAAATCAACCGCGTCACCGTGCGAGGCGATGATGTCTCCGTTGCCGATCCAGGTATCAATCATGGACAGTTGCAACTCTTTCGGACGGTCCTCGACGGTCCAGCTTTTCGTCAGTGCTTCGTATCGGACAAAGTTCTCGCCATCGTCATCAGTTTCCGTGAATGACCAGACTCCCGCGATGGATGCGAAGTCGTTAGTTCTTCCGAGGTCGATAGCGGCATGCCCTGTGACCGTCGACAACAGCGACAGCTCACCAGCAGACTTCGCCCACGAGTCCGGAGTCAACAGCCTGAACCCCGACGCGACGATGATATTGCAGTTCTTCTGAAGGAACTCCGACAGCTTGTCTGGCCGCTGTTTTGCCAGCAACGCATCGCCTTGCATGATATGCAGCTTCGGCGTGTATCCTTTGCCGGGACCGATGCCGGGATTCGCCTTGATCCAAACCTTTTCATCGAACGGATCGTCTATCGGCAATTCACCCGCACCGCCGCACCACGGACAGTTCTCGCCCTTGCATCTGAAGCACGGAACCGGCTGCGAATCTGCCGTCCGATAGTCGAGAGCACATATAAACGCGAACCACGAATCGTCGACGATATTTCCGTCGATCACGGATTCGAGACATCGCACGGCATAGTCGTGATTTTCTTTCCAGATCAGTGAGTCAGTGTCACCATACGTCGTAATCGTGATCGTGATCGGTTGCATTCGAGCACCGAAACCGGAAGCGAGTGTTTCGGCTTGGCTGCGATGTTCCTGCCGCCATGCGTGTTCTTCGTCCTTTATGATGCAATGAGGATTGAAGCCGTCAGGGGTTTTGTCTGCCGCAAGGGGTTCAAACCGAGAGTTTTTAGCGTCATACTGAATGAAGTTTTGCGACGGAGTGATAGTGCATAACTTCCTCAAATCAGGGCTTTTTTCGATCATCTTTAACGCATGGTTCCAGACGATTTTTGCCTGTTTTTGCTTTGTGGCCGCGACATAGATTTGTGCCCCTTCCTCAATTGGGGTATCGCAAAACAGCAGCAAACAAGCCAAATAAGCCGTTACAGTCGACTTGCCCCCCTTCCTGGCCATCTCCCATTGCACTTGTCGGAACCGTCGCAGCTTATCTTCTTTTCGACGCCACCCCATCATGCACCAGACTACGAACTTTTGATCGCGTCTTAGTTGCAGCGGATGATTCGCCCACTCGCCCTCGAACTGGCGACACATTGATGAAAACCGAATTGACTTGTCAGCAATCGCTTCACTGAACTCAAATGGATACGACGGATCGTTTTTCCATTTCTCAATGTCATCGACGTGCCGCCATACCGCCAAGCGTTCAAGCCGACCCGTCACAATCGAGCCGTCGAGAACGCCGTCGATATACTTCTGGACGTCTTCTGCGTGAGTCAATCGGAGACCTTTGGCATCGCGGCGACAAAATCGCATCGCACAATGGGAAATGAGCCGGGCACGAACTCAATGTTCATTTTCGTCATCGGATGTCATCTCGTTTTCGCCCCCGCTTTCAACGCCAGATCCTCATAGTGCGCCCACTCGTCGCACATCTCCACAACCACTTCCACCGGCAATAAATCAGCCGCAAGCACAATCGCAACACGTAAGAACTTCTCGCTGTCCGCGTTACCGGATCGGGTCATGGAGATGTGGTAGCGGAGTTCGTCGGGATTCATCGCGGGGCCGCTCCATACTTCTTGAGGTCATCCGCCGTCTTCAACGCATGATGACGAAAGCAGATGGTTTGCAAGTTATCCCAATCGTGAAACTGCGACATCGGACGCCTGTGTGCCGGGACAATATGGTCCACGATTGGCTCCAGTGTCTTGCCAGTCTTGGTCCTCGGACGCGACATCATCTCTTCCATCGCCATGCCTAAGCCGCCCTCACGCAAGCATTCCTGACATAGCCACTCATCCCGCTCACGAACCGCAGGAGCAATCACCGTTGACCAATAGTTGTCGTAACCACGCTCGGCAGCAGACTTCTCGCGAACGCACGGCTGACGCTGCTCGCTCGTTTTCAGCCGCCGATACTTGGGTGCATTTGCCATTCAAAACTTCCCTTTTAGGGGAACTTTTCATCCGCCGGAATGTCTAAAATTTTAGACATTCACGTCCCGAACTGCTGTAGCTTTTCCAGTTCGTCCAGTTCCTCAACCTCTTCTGTGGGAACGACTAACACTTGCCTATCCCTTGGGGTCAGACCGAACTTCTCCCACATACGCAGGATGCAGCGGTCGAGCGAGTTTGCGTCAACATTCAATTGGTGATCTAACGGATCTTGCCGCAGCGCTTCATCGAATTTAGTCCGACGCCAGTAATATCCGGCTAGTGTAGCAATGGCTGCGGAGTCTTGCGAAAAAGCTACGCCGTCTGTCTGATCGACTATATCATACCAGAAGTCCTTCGCCTCTTCTGGAAAATCCGCAGGCATTACAGGATGGCCGCGACCGACAACGTCTATCGCTGACTTCTTGGTTTTTCCACCGCGTTGGTTCGCGTTTCCCGGATATTGGCCGCTTCCTCTGCCGCCCATAGCGTCACTCCTTTCAGCTTAACCGCCATTATGGCTATAGGTTCGGTACTCTGCAATGCCAAGTAGGATGATTGTTTCGATAGCCGACCCGAAAAATCTTTTGTTGATAAAATTCGTAAAGAGT